CACATTTAAAAAAATATAAGAATCATATAACAGGAGTCGATTAATGAAAAATTTTACAGATTACAAAGTAGCTGACATTAATTTATCAGAATGGGGAAGAAAAGAAGTTGAGCTAGCAAAATATGAAATGCCCGGCTTAAAATCAGTCATACAAAAATACAACACAGGAGTACAAGCAGAGTTTCCTTTGAAAGGCGCAAGAATAGCTGGCTGTCTTCACATGACAATACAAACTGCAGTGCTAATTGACACTTTAATAGCTTTAGGAGCGGAAGTTAGATGGATGACATGCAACATCTATTCAACACAAGATCATGCCGCTGCTTACATTGCCAGCAAAGGAATTCCAGTTTTTGCTTGGGAAGGCATGACAGATGCAGATTATGACCAAGCTCTAGAGTCGGTCATTAATGACAAAAATGGCTTTTGGCCTAACATGGTCTTAGATGACGGTGGGGATTTAACAAAACATTTAATAGAAAACTATGAGGATTATTTTGAATATGAAAACGTCTCTAATATCGGAATTGTGGGAATATCAGAAGAAACAACAACAGGTGTCTTAAGACTTAAAGAATACGAAGCAAAAGGTTTGCTGCCAGTACCTGCAATCAATGTTAATGATTCAGTTACTAAAACTAAGTTTGACAACAAATATGGCTGTAAAGAATCTTGTGTAGACGCTATTCGAAGAGCGACTGACATTATGATGGCAGGTAAAGTAGCAGTTGTTGCTGGGTATGGCGATGTAGGTAAAGGTTCAGCCGCTTCACTAGCGTCAGCAGGCTGTCGTGTTATTGTGACAGAAATTGATCCTATTTGCGCTCTCCAAGCTTGCATGGATGGATTTCAAGTCATGAACATTGATGACGCAGTTTGCGAAGGTGACATTATTGTAACAGCAACTGGAAACTGCGATGTGATTACACAAAAACATTTTGGTTGGATGAAAGATAACGCAATTGTATGTAATATTGGCCACTTTGACAATGAGATTAACGTAGCTTGGTTAAATGAAAATTGTGAAAGAACAAACATTAAACCTTTAGTTGATATGTACAGAGTTAAAGACACAAGACAGTTTGGTCATAGAGAGAAAAATATTATTTTATTGGCACAAGGTCGATTAGTAAATTTAGGATGCGCAACAGGGCACCCAAGCTTTGTAATGTCTTGTTCTTTTACTAACCAAGTTTTAGCACAAATTGAACTGTGGAATGATTCTGAAAAATACGAAGATAAAGTTTATGTTCTACCTAAAAAGCTTGACGAAGAAGTTGCAAGATTACATCTTAATCACTTAGGTGCATCCTTAACAAACTTAAACGACAAACAAGCTAAGTATATTGGCGTGGAAAAAGAAGGCCCGTTTAAAGATAAATCATACCGATACTAACAACTAGTATTATTAAATTCTGACTAAATAACTATGCTGCCTTTAGGCAGCATTTTTATTATTTGTAATTGTCAAAATTATTTGTTATAATATTATATTAAAAGGAGATTGCTTAAATGAAAAAAGTTATAATGGTGTCGGGCGGTTTTGACCCTCCTCACATTGGTCACACAAGAATGTTTACTGAGGCAGCAGAATGGGGTGAAGTAGTTGTTGCTCTTAACTCTGATGAATGGCTTATGCGAAAAAAAGGCTATGTTTTTATGACTTGGGAAGAAAGAGCAGAATTAATACAACAATTTGAGTCTGTTTCAAGAGTTGTTTCATTTGAAGACAGAGACAATACTGCTTGTGACGCACTCCAAACAATCAAACCTGACGCTTTTGCAAACGGCGGAGACAGGAAAAAAGACAATACACCTGAAATGAAAATATGCGACTCAATGAACATACAAATGCTTTGGTCAATTGGTGGCAAAGAAAAACCCCAGTCTTCTTCTTGGCTGGTAGAAAAGCTAATGGATAAAAAATGACAAATCTTAAAGACATAGAGTTTCCAACAAACAAGCCTCACATTTCTTTTTCTGAAATAAAAAACTGGAAAGAGTGTGCTTTTAGGCATAAGTTATTATACGTTGATAAAATTGACAAATTTCAAGACTCACCTTATCTTCATTTTGGTACAGCAGTCCACGAAGGGTGTGAAAGCTTAATTGAAACTAAAATAGTCGATGAAGAAAAAATATTAACAGAAATGAAATATGCTTGGAAAAAGGCAGATTTTGAAAACCCAGAGTGGTATAGCAAGCAACCTGGGTGGTACAAACACCAACCTGTAAATATTTGGGAGTCTTGGGCTAAAAATACATGGGGAGACTTGCTTGTTTTTTTAGATAAAGAATTCCCTGGGTGGGAATGTTTTAATGCAGAAGAATCATTATATGAAAACATACCTGAAATTGAAAAGCCTCTGATGTTTAAAGGCTTTATTGACGCAGTACTTAAAGTCCCTAAAAAAAGAGGAAAAGGTCATGTTTACTGGATAATAGATTGGAAAACAGCAGGGCCAAGAGGGTGGAACAGAGACAAAAAGCAAGACTTAGGAATGACAGCCCAGTTAATTCTTTATAAATACTTTTGGTCAATGAAGCACAATATACCTCTAAAAGACATTAGATGTGGGTTTGTTCTCTTAAAAAGAGGTTCTAAGCCTGGAAAAATTTGTAGTTTAGTAAATGTTTCTGTTGGCGATAAAACAATGCAAAGAGGTAAAAAACTAATGACAAGCATGATATCAGGAGTTAGAAAAGGTTTCTATCTTAAAAATCGAAATAGCTGTAAATATTGTGCTTTTCATAAGACAGAACACTGTACATAATTTTTTACTTTATACTTTTAATGTATAAAATTATAAACAACATTAAGGCATTATGTCTAAAATATTAAACATTATAAGGTGAATAATGACAGAAGACGGAAAATTTAAAGTCCTAGTTCTCTCTGATCACGCATTATCAACAAGCGGGGTTGGGACACAAACAAGGCACTTAATTGAAGGGCTAATAAAGAAAGGTTGCTGGTCTTTTCGACAATTTGGCGCAGCTTTAAAACATCAAGACTACAGAACAGTTGTTGTAAATGATGATTTTATAATTAAGCCGATCGATGGGTTTGGAACAAAAGAGCTAATTAGAGTTACCTTGGCAACTGAAAAACCTGATTTACTTTTTATATTCACAGATCCAAGATTTTTTACTTGGCTTTTTGAAATTGAAGATGAAATCCACCAGATCTGCCCTATCGTTTGGTGGCATGTATGGGATAACTACCCGTATCCAAAATTCAATGACGTGTATTATCAATCTACTGACCTGATAAATTGTCATAGCCATATGACATACACAATGTTAAAGGATACATACCCAGAAAAGACAAACTTTATTCCTCACTCGTTACCTGACAATCTATTTTACCCAATAGACCATAATGAAAAAATAAAATTTAAAAAGAGTTTGTTAGGCGAAGATCGAAAAGATCATTTTGTAGGTATTTGGGTCAACAGAAACGCAAAAAGAAAAAGACCTTCTGATCTTTTGGCTTCTTGGAAGATGTTTTTAGACAGAATTGAAAATGAACACGGCCACCGCAATGCAACACTTATTATGCACACAGAACCAACCGACAATGAAGGCCCGAATCTTTTTAGAGTAGCTGAATTGCTAAATATTCAAGATAACGTTTTCTTTTCTAGGGAAAGAATAGAGTTTGATAAAATGAACGTGTTGTATAACATATCAGACTTTTGTATAAATACTTCATATGCAGAAGGTTTTGGGTTGTCAACGCTTGAGTCAATGATGACAGGTACACCTATTATAGCTCCAAAAACAGGTGGCTTGACAAGACAAGTTGTCGATCATAGAGACGGTTCGCACAATGGAGTAGCGCTTAATATCGATCTAAAAACAATGGTTGGAAGCCAAAATGTACCGTACATTTATGAAGACTACGTATCAGCTGAAAATTTTTCTGAAGGAATTTACAAAATCTTTAGTTTAGACAAAAAAGAAAAATCTTTACTTAGTCAAAAAGTTAAGTCTTATGCTAATTTTGAATTTAAGTATGAAAACACCATCAAGCGGTGGCATGAAACAATGATAGACACAATTGAAGATTTTAAAAATAACAAGAATAAATCAACTTGGACAATAAAGACACTTTAAGGAACATTATGAAAGTATTATTAAGAGCACCTCTTTTAACAAACAGTGGATACGGCGTTCATTCTAGACAGATATTTAGCTGGTTGCATAACAGAAAAGACGTAGAACTAACAGCGGAGTGCCTCCAGTGGGGAAGTACGTCCTGGATAATTGATCAAAAAAGAGAGAATGGCCTCATAGGTAAAATTATGAACTGTTCAAAACCTCTTGAGGCGGGCAGCTATGATATATCATTCCAGGTTCAATTACCAGATGAATGGGATAACACATTGGCAAAAAAGAACATAGGGGTCACAGCAGCAGTTGAAACAGACAAGTGTAATCCTGCGTGGTTAGATAATTGCAATAAAATGGATAGAGTTATCGTACCTTCTAAGTTTACAAGGAATGTCTTAAAAAGGTCAGGAATAATCACGACGCCAATTGACGTCGTTCCAGAATCATTTAACGGTAAAATAACAAATCGATCTGCGATTGGGAAGGCTTTAAATGATAAAAGATTTAAGTCAATTGACACAGACTGGAATCTATTAATTATTGCTCAGTTAACTAGTCAAGATATGAACACAGATAGAAAAAATCTAATTAATACTCTGGCTTGGTCTTGTGAAGCATTAAAAGACAAAAAAGGCTCAGGCGTTGTCATAAAAACAAACTTTGGGAAAAGTACAACATCTGATAAGAATATGACAACTGAGTATTTAAAAAGTATTATACCGCAAATTAGAAAAGGAGAATTTCCTAAGATCCATCTTGTTCATGGCCATCTTAATAGCGAAGAAATAGCTGCTATGTATCAGCATCCTAAAATTAAAGCATTCGCAATTGCTACTAGAGGCGAAGGATACGGTCTACCTCTAATTGAATCAGCAGCTTCTGGTTTACCTGTTATTACAACAAACTGGTCAGGTCATTTAGAGTTTTTAAAGAAAGACTACTTTTACCCTGTAGATTACGACTTAGTACAATTACCACATTCAAAAATAGACGGTAGGATTTTTGTAGAAAATACAAGGTGGGCTGAACCTATAAAAAGCAGTTTTATCGATCAAGTAAATAAAGTATATAATAACTACAAAGATGCTAAAGACAAGGCAAAAAAAATGAAAAAAGATATTGTACTTAATTTTAACGCAGCTGCAATTAATCAAAAATACGATAAAGTTTTACAAGAGATATTTTAAATTATGACAGTTTTATATATAGTTATAGTATTGTGCTGCATTTCTTTCTTAGCAAATCTATATTTGGGCTTCAAGTTATATCAATTTTCTGTAATTATTTTCAAAGTTGAAGATAGTTTAGAAGAGTCACTTGATATACTTGATAAAAAATATAAAAAGATGAATGAAATAATACAAACACCGGTTTTTTTTGATTCTGTTGAAATAAGACAGGTAATTTCTGAAATAAAAGAATGTCATGCTGCCATACTAAAAATAGCAAATAAGTTAACATATCAAGCCGGGGTCAAAAGTGAATCAATTGAAGAAGAAAACAGTAAAGAGAAAAAAGAAGACCAGTGATAGAAAACTATACTTTGGGCAAGAAACACATGATGCAATAGTAAAGTATCAAGAAACAGAATGCCAAAAGAAAAGGGAAAAGATATATGAAAGTCAGATTCGAAAATCTTTTGTGAAGCTAGTAGAAAATTTAATTTATATACATAATTTCGCATCCGATCCGCAATACTTTCATGTTCTAAAATCTGACGCTGTTTCTTTTTTATACGAGACTTTAGAAAAATTTGACAAGGACAAGGGTGCTAAAGCATTTTCTTACTTTAACGTTTGTGCTAAAAACTTCTTAATAATACAGAGTAATAAGAGACGCAAGATAAGTAATCGTCATATAAGTATTGATAATGTTGCAGGTATGAGTTCTAAAGATAAAAGAAGCATAGAAGGATTTGGCTACGTTCCTTCTCCTCCTGCACTAATGTCATTTAAAGAAGATAAAGAATCTTTAAGCGAAATGTTAAAAGTAATTCAGTGCAAAGCAAGAAACGAAAATGAAAAAAAGTGTATCAGTGCAATAATTACACTTTTTAATAAAGTTGATGAACTAGAGTTTTTAAATAAACGTGCAATATTTGTTTACTTAAGGGAAATCTCAGGATTAAATCCAAAGCAACTATCAGTCTCAATGTCAAATATTAGAAAATATTATAGAGATAGCAAGAAAAATAACGAATCATTTCAAAACTTATTTAATATGGGAGATTAAAGTAGTGTCTAAAAATTCAAGTGAAGAAAAAATTAAAGATTTTGCTGATCTACTCGATACCTTAGGGAACACAGAAGACAAGAAAAAGCTTTTATGGAGAGAGGCATATCAAAACGCATTAGAAGACAGAGAAAGTGCATCAATATTAGTAAACGACCTTTTATTGACAATTCCAGGACATCCAGGCAACCACTCAACTCACGGAGTCTTAATAACAAAATACTTAGAAAGAATGTCAAAGTGCAACGACCAAATACTTAGGCTGGCCGAGTTAATTGCTAAAGAGCAAGCTAGGGAAGAAATTGTAAACCCTAGTTCAATATTTGATTCAATAGAAGGGTAGGATGTCACAAAAAGGAGATAGGCCAAGATTTGCAAAAAATAGAGCAAGTGTAGCAATTGGCAACAGAGTCTCATCAACAATTGATGCAGAATTTCAAAGAAATGTAAATTATAATTTCTTGTCAGGCATTGTTAGAGAAGTCATATCTGATCCATATACCTATCTAAATCAAGGTGAACAAGGTTCAGGTTTAAGTTTAGACAGAAGTATAATTAAAAACTATCCTCTTTTAGATAATATGCCTATGAACTCAATAATTGTCCAATTAGTAGATGACAATAGAGGGTCAGATGGTGATAAGGCTATCGTTGCCTATCCTTTTTTTCCATCACACTTTTCGTTACCTCTTAAACCAGGGGAGTATGTTTGGTTAATAGAAGAAGACTTAAAGGGCGTAAAGTACTACCACTGGATGTGTAGAAAGGCGGGTGTAATTCAAACAGAAGATTTAAATTATACAAGTCACGAAAGAAGCGTTGATATTGTTGATACGTATACTAGCATTAAAAATCAAGGCAATGCAATAACAATATCAGTAGAAGATGCAGTTGCCTTGCATACTTTTGACAAAATACCAAGTAGTAATTTACCTAGAAATTTAAATTATGCAGATATATTTTTAAACTCAAAAGCATTTTTAGAAGAGCACACAGGAGAGCCTGTACCAAGAGTTTTAAAAAAATGCGACGATTTGTTAATTCAAGGGTCAAATAACGCAGGCATACATATAACAACAGAAAAGTTTGAAATTAGTGACGATGAGAGGTCAAAACCTACTGGAATGACTGATAAAACTGACGAAAAAGATGTAGTGAGCTTTCGCCAACCTTCTTCTCCTGCGATTGATATATTTGTACATAGAAAGTATACAGACTTAATTGAGGATGCATCTAATAAGCTTGGTGGAGATGAAATAAAGACTGACCGCTTAAATTTAATCAGAAACAAGTGTGATAACCCTAAGTATGAACATTATGAAATTAATAAGACTGCTGATATTACTTCCGGCGATTTTTTAGCTAGCAATAAAGAAATAACTGACGATGAAAATGAGATAATGAATGTGTCAAACAGGTTGTACATGTCATCAAATTGCAATATTGATAAGATTTTTGAGAATTCATTTGATCTAGAGACAAAGAAAGGTGCATCTGCTGCTCTTTTTTCTTATGAGAACACAAGAGTTATCGGTAAAAAATCTACTAGGGTTAGTAATTTAAGTGGTCAATCTTTTATTGATTTAGACGAAGAAGGAAACATCAACATTAAAGGCTCAGGCAAAGTATATCTAAAGTCAGTCACTCCTAGTTTTGACGAAAGCGAGCCTTACGTAATCCATTCAAAACTTAAAGATACTATTGATGGGTTAATTTTAATTATAGAAAACTTGCCCGGGTCTATAGCTGGGGATCCTGCCGCCGCAACAAGCGTCGTTGAAGGATTAATCGAAGCAAAAATTAACGTAGAATTATTAGCATCATCTAAAATTTTTGGAGAATGATATATATAGTAATAAAAAGGAAGCAATATGTCAAGCTCTCAGTTTAATTTTAAAAGTAGTGGTGTTAGAACGTCAGATAGACGTTTTACGACAAAAAAGACTCATTTAAGGCCAATAGGCATAAAGACACCCTTGGCTTTAGAAAACAATGAGTTTAAAACTCATAAAAACCCAATCAGGCAGTTATCTGATAATTTTAGAAATTTAATGATGACAAACAAAGGTGAAAGGTTAGGTCGATTTAATTTTGGTGCCAATTTAACTGCATTAGTTTATGAGTACAGCAATTCACCACAGTTTGAAGAAATAATATCTGAGTCAATTATCCAAGCCACACAAGAGTATATTCCTACGATAGCAATACAAAGTATTGACAGCAATATCGTAGATGTTAATGAAAAAAAAGATTTAAATAGATTTGGTGTTGCAAAAGTCAGCATCAGAATTCAATACACAATTCCTAAATTTAATAGTCCTTTACTCGGGCTCGAAATTAATTTGAACGTAGGTGGTTAAATATGGCAAGGAATATAAGCAAAGAAGTTAATAAGATTAAGGAAGTTAGCTATACAAACAAAGACTTTAAAAGCCTTCGACAGGAAATACAAAATTATGCTTTAAGACATTTTAGTAATGAAATAATTGACTTTACAGATTCAAGTCTGGGAGGTCTTTTACTTGATATGAATGCATATGTAGGTGATGTCCTAATGTATTATTTAGATCATCAGTTTAATGAAAACTCTTTAGAGAAAGCTATTGAAAAAACTAACTTAGAAAGACTAATTAGAGAAGCGGGGTTTGAAGTCCCTCCTGCAGCTCCTGCTTACGCAACTGTTGATTTATCAGTTGTAGTACCCGCTGAGCAAATTAACGGAATATATCAGCCAAAAACAATTGCAACACCTACCGTCAGGAAAAATTCTGTATTCTCAACACCTGGTGGGATAGAGTTTACATTATTAGAAGATGTTGACTTTAAAAAACTTGATGACAACAATGAGTTACTAGCAGAAGTCTTAATTGGCCGATCTAGCGGGAATATACCTATTAACTTTATTTTAAAAAGAAAAGGTGTTTGTTCTAGTAGTAGAATTGAAACTGAAAATATCTCAATACCAGACAAGCTAGTACCTTTTAGAACAATTACTCTCTCAAAAGAGAACGTGAACGAAATTATTTCTGTCTTTGACTCAAACGGAGACGAATATTATGAAGTTGACACTTTATCTCAAGACACAGTGTTTAAAATTTACGAGAATACGAAATACGATTTAGCAGATGTACCATCTAGGCTTGAGCTTTTTCATGCTCCAAAAAGATTTGTGACTGCTAGGAGTACTCAGACCGGAAAGACAACTCTAAGATTTGGTTCAGGTGACGAAAATGCCTTTGACGAAGATGTAATACCCGACCCAAGTGAGCATGCAATTAGATTGTTTGGAGATAAAAAATCTTTTACAACAATATCTGTCGACCCAAATAGCTTTCTATCAAGTCAGACTTTAGGTATATCACCTGTCAATACAACATTGACAGTAAATTATAGGTACGGTGGTGGTTTGTCACACAATGTAGGTTCAGGGCAAATTAATTCAATTAAGACAGCAATTCTTTCATTTATGACAAGTACACCCGTATCTGAAGAGGTCAGTGTTAGATCTTCTTTAAGAGTTTTTAATCCTAGTTCAGCAAAAGGAGGAGAAGACGAGTCAACAGTAGAAGAGATGAGAAATGTTGCCCTCTTTAATAGAAGCGCTCAAAATAGAATTGTTACAAGAGAAGATTTGTTAGCAAGAGTTCACTCAATGCCTGTAAATTTTGGTAAAGTATATAGAGCAGCTGTCACAGACAATCCTAGAAATCCACGAGGCAGCCAGTTACATGTAATATCTAGGAGTCAGAGTGGTAAATTGATGGTTTCACCCGATACACTTAAGCAAAATCTGTCAAAATACTTAAATAAATTTAGAATAGTTTCTGACTCAATTGACATTTTAGATGCAATAATAATTAATATTGGAACAGAATATTCTGTGACAATTCAAAAAGGTTTTAGGTCTGAGTCTGTAATTGCAACAATAAATTCAAAAATTTCTGAATATTTTAACATTAGAAATCAGCAAATTAATAAGCCAATAATATTAGGCGAACTAGAAAATCTAATACTAAATGTGCCCGGAGTTGTTAACATAATTAAATTTACAATTAGCAACAAGACAGGAGTTCAAAGTGGTAATTCTTACAGCGGCTATTCTTTTAACGTTAAACAAAATATGGACAGAGGTTTAGTTTTTCCTCCACCTGGAGGAATATTTGAACTAAAATATCCAAACGAAGACATTGTCGGGAGAATAGTATAATGCAAAGAATCCTCACAGCATCAAAAGACACTTATATAACAAATAAGATAATAAACAACTCGTTTAGAGCGACGGATTCAAATGTAGGCTCTTCTGGGACCTTGGATTTGTTCAAGCTGTATAATGAGAATATAATATCAGGAGAAAGCACACCAAAAGAATTTTCTAGACTGCTCATCAAGTTTCCAATACAAGAAATAAGACAGATGGACACAGACAAGTTAATTGATCTAGATGCCGATTCTTTCAAAGTATATGTTAAACTAAGTGATGTATACGGAGGTCAAACTACTCCTAATAATTTTAAAGCAATTCTTTTTCCTTTGTCACAGAGTTTTGATGAAGGTAGAGGTTTGGATATTGTTAGTTTTTCTGACTTAGATGCAACAAACTATGTTACAGCATCAATTCAGAATGGCGCTCCTGTTCTATGGAAAAGTCCTGGCGCAATGGCATCAGGTAGTCTTGGAGCTAATAATATCGATATTATAGTTAGCGGAACGCTAGACTCGTCAGTAGGCAACGAGTCACTATGTGCAGAGCAATTTTTCGAATCAGGATACGAAGATCTTTTTATGGACGTCACAACAATCGTTTCAGGTACAGCTGCAAATTTAATACCTGATCATGGTTTTTTAATTGCTTTCTCTGGGTCTTTTGAGTCAAACGAAAAATCTTATTTTGTAAAGAGATTTTCTTCAAAAAATGCATATCGAGCGTCACAAAGACCTCAAATGATAGTTAGATATGATGATTCTTTATTCGATAGTCATCAAGATATCATTTTCAATGTTTCTTCATCTTTGTATTTGCAAAATTACCATCAAGACGACTTAGCAAACATACTGTCAGGTTCATCTGCAACTTCTTTAACAGGTGAAAACTGCATGGTTTTAAAGATAGAGTCAGGGAGTTATAAAAAAACTTTTAATGTATCACAGGCTTTAAATGGAAGGCATAGAATGACAGGAATTTATTCTGCATCATTTGCGATTGACAGTTTTAATACCAACCTCTATGAACAAGCAAACATAACAGGTTCTATCACTTTTAATGAAGTTTGGACAAATTCGCAAGAAACAGTTACGTATCTGTCTTCTTCATTAAAAGTAAATAGAGAAAATAGACGTATCTCAAATACAAAAAATCAAAATAACTTACTTGTCACAGTTTTAAATGTAAATGAAGAGTATAGAAGAGGACAAAAAGTAAAAATAAGAGTTTTTGCTGAAGATAGAGACAGAGATGTAGTGACAGTTAAAACGCCTCTAGAAAAAAAGAGTCAAGTATTTCAGAATATGCACTTTAGAATAAGAGATGTAGTTGATGGTTCAATTTTAATGGACTTTGATAAAGAAAACAACTCGTCTAGACTTTCAACTGATAATAACGGAATGTTTTTTACTTTTTATACAGACTCACTTCCACCTGGAAGAACTTACTCTTTTGATTTTTTAATAAGAAGAAACAACGCAGACACAGTTATTAAAGACGCAGCATCAAAATTTAGAATAATCTAAGAGGTAGTAATGATTTTTAGGCCAAAATATAGAAGACAAAACAAAAGATCAGTCGCCTATCTGAATGATTCGCAAGAAGGCAGTATTAATTATTTGCAATTTGCAAATACTAACATTGAGAGTACTTCTTCTTTTCGATACGGAGACAAACCTTACTTAGTTTCATCTCAGCAACTAAGAGTAGACTGGTCTAAGTTTGAGAATCATACGTTTTTTCACTCAGCTGTATCCAAAGTTAATGAGGCTTTTGATAGGATTGTCAACTTTTATCCTTATGAAAAATCACAAAAAGATATAGAAGTATACGAAGATTCATTGACAGGTTTTGAAAAATATGTATTAGATTCTTTTCCAAAAAATGTTGGTTATTTAAACTTTTCCGGAACAATGGTTGGAGAAGATAAATCAAACGGAAATTTTATAGATGTCATTGACAGAAGCGGAGCAAATCTAACAGCACTGTCAGATAGATTGGATGGTTTAGCTGTCTTAGACCCAATAACAGCCCCTTTTTCTTTTGAGTTTTTTATTAAAATACCCACTCAAGCTAACGATAATCAAATTGTTATTCAGAAGTTTTCAAGTATAGCTAATAATCTCACAATAGCACTGTCACAATCAAGTGATATTAGCAAGTGTGATCTACACTTTGGAATTACGTCAGGATCCAACTATCTTCACGTTACTAGTTCTATTGACAAAGGTGTCTTTTCGCACGTAACTGCTATGTATGATAAGCTAGGTGACAAAAGAGCAAAATTATTAGTAAATAATAATCAAGTTATTTCTTCTAGCAATCAAGTCGTATTTAACAGATTAGATTACAATGCTGCAAATTTAACGATCGGAACAGGCGAGACTGCAAGAGTAAACAATACTATCTTTACACAAAAACAAACATTCTCAGGTTCAATGGACGATTTAAGGTTTTTTCACTCTGTTAATTTAATTGAAAGTATTAAAAAATATAAACTAAAAAGCTATTACCCTAGCGAAAATAATCCTACACTGAAGCTTTATTATCGGTTTAATGAACCGCCAGGTAGCCACACAGGAAATGATATAGTCTTGGATGCGTCAGGTAATTCTTTACACTCAAGAGTTGAAAATTTTATTAATCATAATAGAGTGACAGGGTCAGATGTGCCAGTTCTGGCAGAAGATAAAAAAAGAAATCCAGTTCTTTTTCCAACTTTTAGCACTGTTCAAACTTTAAATACGAGCTTGCTTCATACAGCGTCAATTTATGACGATTTCAATCCTAATATTGTCACAAAATTAGTCCCACACCACTATTTTCAAGATGGGACTAATTTTAGAGAGTTTCAACAAGAAATTGATGCACTAGGCGAAGCTTTCTCAACAATGAGTGACAGCAATGTAGGTAAGCAAAAAACAGACTTGCCAAGTAGCCAAACACTTATTAAACTTCTTTTAACTTATGCTAAATTTTATGATGAGTTAAAAATGTTTGTAGACGCAATTACAAGCTATAACTATACACAATATAATGATTACGATACAACACCCGATGTTTTCTTAAAGGAAAAAGCAAACAAAACAAACACAATACTCCCTGATTTCTTTGCATATGCAAATTTTGCACAACTTCTTGATGGTGTAAACGTTAATAACAGCCCACAACAAAGTGCTAAGTCTCTGTATGAAATCCAAAATTTAATTTGGAGAAGAGTACTTTCTGAGGCTCCCAAGAACAATCTAAAAAGAGGAACAGTCGACTCACTTAAAAGCATATTTAGACAATCAGGTATTGAACCTGACAATATACTTCATTTTAGAGAATATGGCGGCTCAAAAATTAAATCACTTGAAGGTTCAGTAGAAAATAGAAAAGATGTCTTTTCATTCTTAAATTTCTCAGATGCAAATAAAGTTAATGTGTTAGCTTATGACAGTAGAGGGTATCCGACAACACAAGGAGCTGGCTACTTAAAGTCAGGATTTTTAAGCGGTTCAAGAATTGAAACAGGTGTGCCCGCAATTAGAGGATCTTTTGTAAGTAGTAGTATTTACCCACCTCACGGTATTAGCAATAATTCTAGTGACGGACTATTTACTTCTGGATCATTTACTTATGAGGGTCTCTACTCGTGGCCGTCTGGTTACTTAAATGTGACTGAGAGCTTGGCTAGGTTTCATGTCACAGGAACATCTGCTCCAAGCTCTACAGAGTCTTGTATTTTAAATCTTGTTGGGTCAAGTGAAAGTCTTTCACTTTACATATCTGACAGCCCAACAAATACAACAGCTAGACAAATCACTCTTGATGGTGTCAATGTTTTTGACAAAGACCATTGGTATATATCATTTGGAAAGAAAGATTGTCACGATTTTACAACAGGGAATTCTGGGTCATACTTTCTAAGGGCATCAAAACAACTAAACGGTGATATTATAGAGAGCCACTCAACTGCTTCTTTCTTTTCTAATTACGGCGACAGCGTTTTAAAAAATATCTCGGTGTATAATACGTCAGGTAGTTTTATAACGATAGGGAGTCAGTCATTTCAAAGTACAAGCAAGTTTTTAAATGCCAACACCACCGCGCGGAGCACGACAAAGTTCTCTGGAATGATTACAAATATGAGATTTTTCTCAAAAAATACGTCTGTTAATGAGTGGAAAAATAGGACAAGAAATCTTAGTAGTTTTGGAGTAGATAATCCGCTTGTAAATTACAACTTTAATAGAGTTGCATCAGGTTCTTTTGAGAGATTAATACTCCAGACAGACACAAAACAAAATACAAAAGCAACAGACGGCTTAGGGAGCATTAGAATTTTTGATTTTTCTCAAAACAATTTGCATTTTGAAGGATCAAATTTTGCTACATCGTCAGCATCGATCTTTACGAATAAAAATGTTAATTTTGATATTCTTTCTGACAAGTTTGACGTAAATTATGCAAAGCAAAAAGTAAGAATTAGGAGTTTTCAAGATTCTGAAAACATTGAAAATGGATATTTTTCAACAATTGCTCCTGTTCATGAAGTTTTATACAGTGAAGAAACAGTAGATGATAATAGACTGTCAATAGACATGTCATCGATGAAGGGATTAAATGAAAATATATTAGCTGCTTTTTCAGATTTAAGTTTCTTAGATGATGCTTTAGGTAATCCTAATTTACTATTTGGTGAGTCATACTTCGATTTACGTGCAATGAGAGAAGTTTACTTCAATAACTTACTTGAAAAGATAAATTTAAAAAAGTATAGAGAATTATTTAAGTGGATTGATAGTTCTTTTACAGATTCAATTTATTCTATGATCCCTAAACAAACAAACTTTTTAGGAATTAACTTTATTTATGAGTCGCATGTTTTAGAAAGACACCGATTTAAATATCTTTACGATGAAATCTACATGAAGTCTTTAGAGCGTGACCCTGCCAGAGGTAATATATTTTTATCTCAATTTGTCGGAAACGTTAAAAAGCACTAGGAGATAAGATGTCAATACCATTTCAAGGCAAACCTGCAAAAACAAATTTTGCAAATAAAAAAATTCAGTTTGATGAATCACAATCAAATAAGTCTATTTTTGTGCCTGTCACAGTTTTCGAGTATCTTACGCCCGAACAAGTTGAGAGTACTCGAAAAAAAGGGACAACAAATAACTCACTTTTACCGCCAGCCAGAGGAGGGCTTTATCCTAAAAACAGAGGTAGTAATTTGTTATCTGCTTGGAATACCGGCCCTTGGAGAAGACTAGGCGAAGAAGTCGAGCGTGTTGCATCAACTTTTGTACCTGGAGAGTTAACTGACTTAACAGTTGGAGGTTCAAGGATAGGTCGCGTGACAATAGTTGGCGAAGAAGAAAACAACGTTAGTAGTCAACAAAATATTGAAAAATATGACGGTCAAAGACAAGGTAAGAATATGCAAAATTTTGAGCAATTCTCTAAGACGCTAATGCCGATAATCAGAATTAGCCCTGACAGCTTTTTCTCCTATGACAATGTTTTTAATCATAACTATGGTTCAGAATACTTTGGCTACGGTTTGGAATTTAAGATATTTGACGACAATTTCACAGTAATTCCATTCCAAGATTTTGGCAAGCTCGTCCCCAAAGATTTATTAGGTAAAACTCAAGTAGAAGGATACCCGATTGTTACTGATCTTGTAAAAACTTTTGAGCAATTCGTTAACCCATCTGATCCCGGGTTTAATGGCGCAATAGACGTATTCCATGTAAGGACATCAATAATAGATTCGATTTATGATTATTTACCAACCGGCATAAAAGGTGAATATATGGGCGCATCAGTTGAGAGAAATCAAAGAGGCGCAGTAGAAATATTAGATGTAAAAGAAGTTAAAGATAAAAATCAATTTGTTTTTTATGAAGATTTGCAAGAATTAGAATTTGGATCGTTTAACTTTCCTAGTTCAAGTTATAATACTTCCCAAGCAAGCGGTTATAAATTTGCTTTGCCGAACATGATGAATCAAAATTTAAGTATTGCAAACCCCTATATTGATGAAAGTTACTTTAGTCAACAAACAGAAAATTATAGCTTGTTTAGCGACTTAAGCCAAAAAAATAATTTTTTATCAGGGTCAGATAGAAATAAATCAATAATCGGTGAGAGGTTTAAATCTTCTACATGCGGATTAATATTTGGAGAAAGCAACATTTTAGGAACAGATTCGATTGCTTTTGGAGGTTTAAAGAAGTAATGCCAAAAATTTTTATAACAGGTAGTAACACGACTAAAGGTTTTGTGACTGGCTCCGGCTACATAAGTAACCCTGCAAGAGTGTTAATTAGAGAAAAAGACGATAGCCTTGGTAGTTATCCAACTTTAAAAAGGATGGGTACCAGTGATAGGCTGGGCGACATTGTTAGTAGCCCTTTTAGAGATAGTGCACAAATTTTTGAAAAGATAATTGAAGATACATTCAATGAAGACGCGAGATTTGTCTCTAACTTAAATCAATTTGCTGTTTCTCCATCTTCAGCAAAATGGCTAGTTGCAAGCAGAGAAAAAATCAGAAAAGATATCACAACGTCAGTCGCAACAGGTAAAACTGTAGGTGCTTTTGTATTTCAAGGCCCAGGTGACCCTTCAGGAAGATGGATCAGAACTCAGCAAAAAGTTTTAAACCCAACTGTTCAAATAGAAGTATACCAAGGCCCACACGATTTTTCATTTCAAGGCCTAGGTTTATCACAGGGATCACCAACTGATGTTTTAAAAGTTCAAACTTCGCTGAACGGGACTTCGGGATGGACTAATGTCTATATCAACGATTACAACGTTTCAAATGTTGATTTTTTAGATACAACAAACGGGTGGTTAAAACCTTTTCTAGATGCAAATAGTGCCCTAAGAAGGTCAAATACAAACTTAGTAACACAGGAACAAAGGGCAACAAAAACAAGACCTAGCTGTATCGTTAACTTATCGATGAGAGAATTTAAAAACCACGGTGGGAGTAGTTTTTATATTAGAATTATTCAAGACAGCATCTCAGGATCAAGAAAAAAAGTTTGGGCAATTGGAAATATAAAAATTATTTCGAGAGATCAGAATTTAACTTACCCTACTTTAACTTCTGAAAGCGTTTTTGATAAAAAAATAGCAAATTCTTCTATATCTACTCCAAATTATTTAAACAGCAGTATCAAAGCTAGTGCAAGCCCTATAGAAAGCGACGTAAAATATAACTTAGACAACATTGAAATACTTAGGCCTTTTAAAGAGACACGCAGTTTAAATAATTCTAACTTCTATAACAGAGGTGTAGACCCCTTAGAATACCCAGGTTTTAGCAGCGGATTACTATCAAAAACAAAAATAGAAATAGACTTAAGCACAGACTCAGAGATAAATTTGGGCGTTGTAAATCAACGCCCAAATTTATCAATTTACAGTGAATCAGCAGACGTAGATCAGCCTACAATGTGCTATTGGAATAAAGACTTAAGGCGCTGGGAGTCAATAGGCCCAGGTTTTAGAAGTAATTTAGAGCTAGGTTTTGACATGGATACGCAAATATCAGTTATAACATCGTCAATACTGGGTTTTTCTAACTTAGGAAAAATTGCAACAGGTTCAGGTAGTTCAAGAAGTGATAGCACTTTTAATTTACTTGATGACAATGTTATTTCTTCTTATCTTAGACCTTGCGACACATTCGGGTTTCCTTTTTCAGGAAGGTATCATGCAACATCAAGCCAGTACATACTAGCATCAGATCTTGGTATCACAAAAGATTTTTTGTTAGAAAAATTAGTAATTGACTATAATGCCAAATTCCACGTAGATATTGAATATGGCAAGACTTTTAGGGGTGGTAATAATTTTCAAGATGGTGTACCAAACTATATGAATGCCACTATTGATCAATACGGATATAGAGATCTTAATTTTTTTATTTTGAGACAAAGCAATTTTACCGGAGAAACAAAAATTAATGTAAAAAGACTCGACAGGCTAGGAAATGATTTAAATTTTTCCTATATCGAAACAATTCCAGGGAGTTATGATTTAGATGGTGATGGAATAAAAGAAACTTATGTTGAAGAGTCAAGAGACTTAATAACATATGCTCAGACAATTAACATAATATCAGGTTCAGGAACAGATCAGACAAATGGTAGTATTAGCTTTGAAGATATTGTTGAAAAATTTTCAGATAGAGACAATATCAATGTATATGACGAAGTATACAGTGGCGTTGCACAGCAAATAACTAGTAGTTTTAGAATAGAGTCAAAGTGCAAATCCACACCTATCTTACCTGATAATACATATGTAATTCTAGGTCAGCTTTCATCATCTTCTGATGCAGGAGCTGTTTTTACTAGTAAGCAAAAACCAGGAAGATCAACAGGAGACTTGGATAAAGACTCTAGAGGTTTGTTTAACGCCTTTACTGGTTTTGATCCGGAAGAAAATACTTTTGAAGTAAAAACGCCTGTTGATGCAAACAACGCAGCAGGTGGCTCTTATGTTTCTGAAGTAATTTTACCAAAATCATCAAATACACAATTAACTTCTCCTTATTTAATAAAACCAACAGACAAGCTAATTTTAGGTTGGGCAACCTCCATTGGGTCCGATCTTACTCAAATAAATAACATAAATAATATTTACCCATCAACAATCTTTGGTGGATCAAAGCTAACCCTGTACGGATCGCAAATAAAAGATGACAAAGAAATACACGAAGGCTCGAATCAAAATTTAACATCAGTCAACATTAATGAAGTCATTGGCAACGATTTGGTTGTTGACCAGTTCCAGAATGCAACGAGAAGTGAATTAACAGGCAGTGTAAGAGATCAGTTCAATTTATCTCTTTTACCCGGCACTTCAAATTATGCAACTTTTGGTAAAAACATATTTACTTTTGAGCAAAGAGCAAAAGCTTCAAATCAAGAAAATATACTAACTGCAATGAATCCTCTAAATAGAGTTGGTAAGCAAATTGTCAGTATCGTAGGTAACGGATCGACGCTTGAGCAGATAGGGCTTGCAGCTATTGAAGCTTTTTCTAATTGTACTAATGCCAGAAGAGTTTTCTCAGATGCTGTTGATAAGACAGGTGAGTACTTAACTAGTAGTTCATATGGCACCAGTCAAGCTTATTTCATATACTATCTTGGGTCAGGATTAATTAATAATATGAGGTCAACAGGTTCACCGAAGTATTACTTTAATTCATCAAACTTTGGTCAATTCTCTGACTTTTATCAACAAGGTAGAGATTCAAAGTTTAAAACAAGAAGGACTCAAAGAGTTGTTAATCAAACAAAAGAACCAGCAATAAAAATTGATTTTGTAAAAAGCGAAAGAAGTGAGACAGGGTTGGAATTAAGAGAATTTTTTAGAGTTAGGCCAAGCGAAGTTGACGGAACATCAGAAAATCAGTTTCAAAGTTCAAATATAAGCCTTTTTGCAACAGCTTCCTTGCCTTTCTTTGATGATAATGTTGTAAAGAATCGAACATATCAATCTCAGCAAGGTATCGTGGTGGAGTAACATGTCTAATAAACTAATTGAAGATGTAAGTGTTAGAGATTTTTATGCCGCTAAAGATTTAGACGGAAATATAATTCGTTTAATTTTTCCTCATACACTCAAAGTAGGGCTGTCTGACAATTCAGTTTTTAAAGCCACAATAAGCGGATCGATACACCAGACCCATGAAGGTAAGTCATATCTGGTCGCCGGAAGCAACGTAACGATAACATCAGGTTCAAATGGTCAAGTTACAATTGCATCAACCGGCGGTGGCAGTAGCGGAATGACTAGCTTCACAGTTAGAGATCCATCTGGAAACACCAGTACAATTACCAATTCTGATACATTAAATTTTGTTAATACCGCTAACGAAACAACTGTTGGCGTGAGTGGAGATAATGTAACAATTGGATTGGCAGCAACTGCAGTCACAGCTGGCTCTTACACAAAAGCAGATATTACTGTGGACGCTAATGGTAGAATAACGGCAGCTTCAAATGGTGCAATAACAACTACTAATCATATACAACCTTTTTGGCTCAATCCTTCGCCTACTGGGGATCCTACCCCTATTTACCACGGAAGGTGGTATGACGGCAGTTTAGGTCAGTATGACCCAGAGCAGACTGCTGCAAACTATGTTTGGAAATACTTTCCTTACGGTGGAGAGTTTAAAAAAGTTTATGGTATTGGTGATGGTGTAGGCAATTCGTCAACAAGTAATCCGTTCACTCAAAACGCTGTCTTTGCTATTCACAAGTGGTCAAATAGCTTTATTACAGGTTTGTCTGGAAATGCTGCTGTGAGACCTGCTATTTTTCATGTAACAGCATCACCTGGTCATACTTACGCAGAAGAGTCAGGTACTTACTATCATCGGTCAACTTACAATTTTAACTTAGGTAGCGGGACAGGAAGCCCGACTATTAGCAGCGGTGACTTAATTTGTATTACATTTAAAGGCACAGGGTCACAAAGGGACGGTTTTCAAAGAGCTAGTTTTTTTGTTGAATGGGATGAGAATATTAGTTAATAGGAATATATAGTATTATGGGTATTTTAGATAAAAAGACAAGATTTATTGATTTAGTCGTTACACAAGAAGGAAAGAGGCAGATTGCAGCAGGTAAACTCAGAGCAGAGTTTGCAACGCTTTCTGATATTGGTACGTTTTATTCAAAAGCAGAACATGATGACGTCGACAATCGAATATACTTCGAAGTGATGGAGCGCCCAGAAAATTCTATAGTTTTAGAAAAAGATGATAGCGGAAAATTAGTTCCTTATAACTTCTCCCCATCAGGCAGTATTGTCGGAAATGATGTATTCTTAGGCAAAGTCGAGTCTGACATTTTTAAATTAACAGCTGTAACAGGTTCACAGTATTCAAACGCAGAAAGCGCTATTATTTCATCTTCTTTAAGGCACTTTAAAAACAATAGAATTATCGGATCATTTGATAAACCTGAAGACAGAGATTTTGAGGTTAGTAAAAACAGTATTGAGTTTTTAATCACAAACAACATACCTTTTATTAACGGTCCTTTTAGAGAAAGAATACACGTCAATAAAGCAGAACCGCTGTTTTTAGACAGCAAGATGACTCATTTGCCAAATTTTCAATTTTTACCTCCGGTTAACACAGACGGGTCAGAATACGGGATATATAGCGATCCAAGAAGCACCAGTAGAGAAACTTGGTCTCAGATTAAAAATCGCTTAGGCCCGTCAAGTTTCGCAATAGAAGAACAAATTATCGATGAAGACTTAAAGTCAGCAAAGTCAAAAAATAATCTTGGCGCCGAAAGTAGAAAATTGTTAGTTGATGGTGAAGTCCCTACTCCTGTGGATTTTAAATTGCAAAGTAGTAAAATATACTTTAACAAGACATCAGCAGACAACAACATAGTGATTCAAGTTTTTGAGGATAGCAAAAATGCAGCTATTAACAAGCTAGACATTATTGACGCTGGAATATTTTATGATAGCGATGACAAGTTAGGTAGACATGATAAGCGTGTTTTTTATGTTGGAAAAGTTTTTACAGATGACTTTGAAACACCAACATTTATAAATATTTTTACAATTGTAATGGATTAAAAATGGCAATAAGAACAGTTAATAAAAAAAATCACAATCTTACAGGTAATCAAGGTGACAAAAAACCGATTTTTGCAAAACCAAATGACGAATTTGATATTACGCCAGAAGTACTATCTGTAAAGAAGTTTAAAAATAATAATGGCGAGACTGATCACCTTTTAACAATTCGAGTCTACTGTCTCATCGATGTAGACAATATAAACAAATCACAGTGTAGTAAAATTAATCTTTCTATGACCAAGAACACTGCTCAGAGGCTTAGGGCAAGTGGTAAAAACAATGTCTTTAAAGGTATTTTGCGAAAATCAATTAAGTCTAATAATAAAAACAAAAAAGATTTAAAATCACTATCTTTTAAAAAAACAACAATATCAAAGACAAAGAAAAAACTACTTGCTATAAATATCCCACCATCAAAATCAAGCAAATCGTTGTCAAGTGCCACGCTAAAGCCCATGATATATACTAGTCTAATTTCAAATCAAGGCTTGCTAAGTTTAAAAAAATTAGTAAACCCGTTAGAAAGAAAAACAAACATAACAAATAAAAACCAGAAAGAGAGTAAATTTTTAGCAAAGTTTAATATTCAAAGTACAGCTGTCAGAACGCCTGGTTTTCTTCCTGGAACGCCTCAGAGAGGTAGAAGTGTACTGAAAAAAGATGTAAAAAAAGTAATAGATGTACAGCTTAACACAGATAGCCCAGACGTAAACACTGCTTTGACAGGTTTAAAAAATGAGCTAGAGATATATCAAAACAGCTTTAAGAATGCTTATAATTCACTAATATCAAAATCAATAGACCCGATAGTTTTATTTGAAAAATCGTTCAATAAATCTTCTTTTGTTGAAAAAAGAAGTAGTTACATTAACATTCAAAAATTTAATTATAGCAATTTTTATAGTGAATATGAAAACTTCTTCGATGCAATTTTTAATTTAATAAAAGAACAAGAAGTTAATCTGTATAAGAAGAACATAGTAGTAGAACAGCAAAAATTTAAAATGCTTGAAACAGTTACGACCATCTCAAAAAGTGAACTAGTAAATTATGGCCCAGGATTAAACTTCATATATGTAGCAGAAGATGAAAATGGGATTAAATTGGAATCAAAGAATTTAAATGTCAATATTCAAAAAATTTTAATTCAACTACAAAAGAGCTCTTTAAAATACGACATCTCTTCTTCAAGAAAAATTAATAACAACATGTCAGTATCAGTAGGAAACAAAAGTAAGAATAGCCATCTTAATTTGTCTGTTCATCTTAAAACGTTTAAGAGCATAACAGATTTTAAAAATAATTTTTTTAAAGACACGTTTAGAAATATCACAGTAGCCCCTAGAAAGACTTCTATTTTTAAAAATGGTAATTTTTCAAAAATTAAAAATCCTAACATAAAGCTTGTAAAGATTGATGAAAATGCTTTTTTTAGATCAACCATAAATTTTTCAGGTGAAGAATTTGATAATGTTCTATCAACTGCTGCTAAAAGCTCAAGACATAGCGACGGTAACTTTCCAGATTTATCAATTACTGCTATACAAAATAGAAGCGGGTTTGTTGAAATTAACGTACAAAACATGTCAAATAACATAACACATATTCTTGTTAAGAAAGAAAGAGTATTTCCAGGTAGAACAAGAGGAATAGAAAAACAAATTTATACAACTGTAGCAAAACTGCAACAAAGAGCCCCTTTAAGTTATAGAAGCGTAGTAGATAGCGACTTGCCTATTAATTTAACCGATCACAATTTGCAAGATGGCCATATTTACAAGTACTACGTTGACTGCATAATGAAAAACGGTGAAGTAAAAAGAGCAAATAAGCAATTTATTTTAAAGTTTGAAGAAAGATCAGAGATTGTAACAATATCAAATTTAGCAACGTCAGTTGTAAGCAACAATACAGTTGTGTCTGATGAGTCTCAAACAAGAAAAATTAAGAATGCTTTTGTGCTAAGAAAAATTGAAACTGAAGTTGACAAAATTTATGCGTCAATATTTGGGGAAGTTTTTGACCTTTTTGGAGATGAAATAAGCAAAATTAAAGATGTCCAAAGTTTCTCATACTCAGTTATGATCGAACGCATTAACAGAAAAACAGGCGAAAACATAAAGGTAGGTACATTTCAAATTGACAGTGACGGTGTTTGTGAATTTAGCGATAATGTACCAATTGATCAAGATGTAACGTACGTTTTAAAACCAAGGGTAGCTCTAACAGCTGACATTATTGCGTCTATTGAGGGCCAAATTGATCAAATCGGCCAAAGTCAGGGCAATGCAAAAATTAATTTTTCCTACGCATCCTCAAGAAGAAAGTCTAATTTAAGAAGACGCAAAGTCTTAAGTAGTACTGGTACAAAATTTAACTCTTTTAGTTTTTCTAAGCAGGGTAAAATTACAAGCCCGTCTACTAAAATTAGCGAAGAAAGTCTAGACTTTTTTGCAGATCGCTCAACAGGTGACATTTTTAATTTTGAGGTTTCTAGCAATCAAAATTCTGATAGATCATTTGACACAGCAATAACTTTAAATGATATACGAGAAATTAAGAACTTATCACTTAGCAAGTTACAAAAAAAAGAAAATCACAAAAGTGTAAATATTTCATCAAAAAGATTTTTTAATTTAGATTTTCAAGTAAACAACTCAGACTGTCTCTTTGTTGATTTTTTTGCAATTTTAGTCTACGAAAATGATAATGCGTATCTTGATGGTGTCGCACATGCTAAAGACATAGTGGCGAATAATTCAAGGGTAAGATACTTAGTTAAACATGTAGGTAGTGTTGGTGTAGTTTCTTATTACGCATTACCTGTTTTAAAAGATGGAACAGTTTTAAATCCCTCCTTGATTGGAAGAAATATTATTGAGTAAGATATGCCTATAAGAATTGACAAAACACTAAAAGATCAACAGATTGATTTCAAACCTAAATCTAACAATATAGACCCGCCTGATCCTTCACCTGTATACAATGCAGCAGGATTAACAATAGAAACTGAACCTGTTTTGGCAGTTAAATCAGGTGTAGGAAGCTTAGTTCAATCTTTAATTGAAGAAAATGCTGCCAACAGCAGATCTAGAACACCAGCCGAAGACTTAGTAGTATACGATGACCCAATTTTAAATGCGAGATATGAAGCTTTAGCTAACTTTGGAATTAATCCACTTCGAACTGAAATTATAGCAATTTCGGAGTTTGTCCCTATTGTGTCAGAAAGAACAAACGAGAATTCAGCAAAAATTAATCTTAGTATTGGCCAGCAAACAAAAGTCAGTGTTACAAATGTAAGCAGGTTAATAGAGTTACATAGACAAATTCGTGAATATGTTACAAGTTCAGCCTCTAAAGTTATCGAAGCTGTTTACAGCGAAAAATCGTCTACTGGTTTTTTATCTTATGTAGAAGCGGCAACAAAAGAAAATTTGGATGATGCTATTGACGTGTTAAATTTTGGAACAGCTTCTTCTTCAAGGGGTGACAATCTTAGCGTAAAAAATGTAATCAATGAAATCGTTAAAGTAATCAGAGAGGGTTATGTTGCAAACAACATAGATGAAAGCTTGGCGTATGTTAATGTTGTCAAAAATAGTGCAATTGAAGACTTCTATGTACAAGGGTTGATAGAATACTTTATTTATGAGGTTATTATTCTCGATGTTATAAAGTATTTAGGCGGAATTGCTTTCTTAGACGAGAGATTTAAAGCAGTCTGGGGTATTGACAACTACTTAAAAGAAAAACCCTTTAATGGTAGCACAGCTTTTAATAATTCAAGTATCGCAAACGCTTTTAGCGGAGAGACTGATTTAAATAGTCCTAATGCAGCAGAAAGTATATACTTTTATGAAAGACAACCAGGATCTTCCGATTATGACTCGCTTTTAAATTTGCAAGCTCATTTAGTGTCATTGATTAAACACACAGACTCAATAACATATTTGGAAAGTCTAGAAGGTAAAAATCTTAAAAATCTAAGAGAATCAGGAGAAGTAAAAATTGGCTTAAGTGGCGATCTAGGGCGACAAATCAATAAAGTAAAAAGACTTAATCAGGTTTGCATGACAAACGGATCAGATGAGTATGCAAGGTTAGGTGTTGATAGAAATTTTGTGTTTAATGATAGCAGTGATCTTTTTGATTTTTACAAAGGCAAAATTAAAGATTCTGACGGGAACTCTCCAAACAGAACAAAACAAATCGCAGAAGTTTTAAGTGCAATGGCTTTTGACAATATTACATTTAAAAATGATTTTAAGATAACTAGCGAGTCAGGTAGTAATCTGTCTGACCTGACAAGCGGTATGGAAAAAAATAAAGAAATAGCAAACGGGAAAAAGCACCATATCTTAAATTCATTACTGTCATATGTTTCTTTTTTATTTAATATTAAGTCTTGTTTGATACCTGGTGAAGTTGACACAGCTAATTTCAATCAGTCAAAATACACAAACTCAGGTATACCTGCTTTTCCATATTTTAAAGTAGGGCACGGTCTTCTTTCTAAAGTAATAAGTCCAATCTTGCCTATTGATTCAACAAACCCAAGATTAGTTATACCTTTAGAAAGCACGAGCAATGAAGCAATTGAAGGATTTAGTAACGATTATATGGCTGGTCCTGATTTTTTCTTCAGAGAACAAATTGCACAAGGTAACAGTGATTTTAGGGAGTTAGAAGATTTTGGCAATAATTACCAGTCAGTAACGAGAAAGTTTGTGAGTGATATGTTTGAATTACTTCCAGATAGAGAAGTTGACAGCAACGCTTACGATCCTTTAGCCTACCAGATAAAAGTACTTAAAAAATTTGCAAATAAAGACTTAGACACAATGAAAGAAACAAAAAATATACCTGTTTTAGCTTCCTTATTAAATTCACACAATACAACAACAAAAAGAGATGCACTCCAGGCAATATACTGGGCTTTTTTTGCTTCGTCTAGGCACGACAGCTTCAGAGATTCAAGAAAAGATGAGAAGCTCAGCAGAGAAAACAAGTTACCGGCAAAACAATTAAGAAAATTAGGCAAAGACCTAATTGAGAGAAATTGTGAGTCATCAACTTTTAACTTTCTTAAAAACCTCATAGGCGAACCTGATGCCGGTTCAAAAATGTATGCCGGTTCTGATTTTGACGGTGAACTATTTGCAGGCGACGGTTTTGGTATAACATACACAGCTTGGATGGCAGTATTCGGTGATCCATATGACGGTAGACAATTAAGAGACGCAGGCTTGAGTGATGTAGACATAAATGAGTTAGCTTCTGACGTTGCGTTTTCAAGCAATCGAAATATAACGATGAAAAGAGACGAAATAGATAATTTATTTGCAGCCGGATTCTCAGGGGTTCAAGGGGAAGTGTTAGAAGATCAAGCGAGTGGAGATAACAAGCTTAGCAAAAGCAGCGTACCAGGCTACGCTAAGCTAATTAAGCACTCTTTAGACTTGGTGGGAGAAGTATACAGAGATGACGAAGCGGCTAATGGTTATTTAGCACAAAAATGGTCTAATCCCTCTGATTGCCACATAAATAACTATACAAGCTATTTTGGTAATTTTAGAGACGACAAGTTGGGGTTTGGATCATTAGAAAGGTTTGGTGAAGCTGCACTAGTCGCTGGTGGTTTGGTCGCAGGGACTGCTTTGTTAACAACAGTTGGGTCTGTAGGGTCTGTCGCTGGCGCTATAGCTGCTTTTGCAACTGGAGCAACATCTTTTACGCAAATTGGTACCGCTTTATTAGGTCTTTTACCTTTAGGTCCTGTTGGTGCAGCAGCGGCAGTAATTTTTATTGTGGTTGCTTTACTAACAGGCTTGGCTGAGCTTCTAGAGTATTACTCTAAAATAGAATGGGCTGATTATCCTCTCTCTCATGGAGGTATTCAACAATTTAGCGCACCCCAGAGAATTACTTATTGGTATTACTGGGTTAATTTGCTATTAGCAAAGAGCATAACAATTAAAGCATCAACAACCGACGGCGGAAGATTTGGAAAAAATGACAAGTTAAAGTTTAAAATTGATACAGATCAGTTTTCTGGTGTCAAGAAAGGAATATTAGACGCAATTACAGAAATCGAAGATGATGTCAATATTCCGCAACCGTCAGGAGAATCAGACAGCTTTAAAGACGCATATGAAACATCAAAATCACAGACTCTAGAGCTTTTACAGACAATACAAAAAAGACAAAGATATATTAGAGACTGCCTTGGTTTGATGGCGGGTCATGCAGACGCAATTAAATTATCTGCGCAAGCAGCAAAAAAAGCTGCGAATGGCATTGACCAACAAAACCAAAGATCACCAAAAAGAAAACTAACACAAACTGTCTTAAGCGGAGAAGATTTAAATATAAGCAAGATACTACCTTTGACAACAAATCAGTCTGTGTTATCTACTTACTCGTCTTACTTAAATGATTTTAGGCGTCATAATAACACACTGTTTCCACTTGATATGAAATATAATTTAGTCAAAAATAAACTAATGTACAAAGTCTTAAGTACACCTGGTTACGGTTTTCTGCCTTCAGAACACAGAGGTAATAAATCAATTGTAAATGTAGGTTTGCCAAATTCAATGCTTGCTAGTTTACGCACAAAAGCATTTGACGAAACAAAAGATGGAAACTTCTTGAACTCTCCTTACTTTGCAATTAGCATATACAAAAAAGATCACTTGAATGACAGAATTCATTTGTTACCAAAAGTCTTTATTTTTGATACGAGCGCAGAAATACTAGACTATAAAGTTTCTCTACAGAGCACAAGCTTGTCGCGCTCTAATCATTTAACAAGTTTTAATGGAGACGCTTCGTTTAATCAAATTTTAAACTCAATGGAAATAACAAGATTGGGACCACTAGACTCGGGGGAGATAAGCAGACAATTATCAACTGGACATCCGGGAGGAATATTTTCAAAAGACGTTTTAGTTAATCATGTTTTTGACTATGCATTAAAAGAATATATGCGTTCAACAACAGGAATGATATTAAATCCTAAGTCTTTTATATTAGAAGAACAAGATATTGATTTTAGCAGAGTTAAGCCCTCAAATGGTGTAGGTCAAGGCATTGTTAGAGAGTTTGAAGGTCTTGTTACAGAAATACAAAGAAGATATCCAGAAACAATTAGCGATCCTCAGCTAGCAAGCGAAGTCTTTAGGTTGACAAGAGTTCTTAAAAATTCAATACCTTTTAACATTGATAATCGACTAAAGAAAGTTTTATACCCATCTGCTTTTGATAAAACATACAGCCTTTTTATAAATGAAAAAGATTTTGTATTTTCTGATGCACCGACTACTCAAAATTTGCGAATATTTAAAGATGGAAACTCACCTAATTTTAGTGTGACAAGCAAAATATCCCGTCCATCAATGGCACCTTTTGCAGAAAATTTAATAAACACACCGTTTATTCCAACATTTGTACCCAAGATTAGAAAATATGCAATATCAGCTGGAGAAAACTTCCCTGAAGTTTACAACTATTACGCAGTTGTTTCTATTCTACCGTTAAATTTTGTAGAAGGAGCAACACTAAAATTTAATTCTGCACCTGCACAACAAACTTCTCCATCCCAAGGAAAGCGAGCAACAGAATCAGTCAGAGAAGTTATTGAAAATTCGAGAGGTAACGGCTTGAGATCGGGTGTTACGACAGCCGGCTCAAGAAAAAGGAATGATAAGACAGTAGGGTGGAATAGATCAGGAAGGAGACAATAATGCCAGCAATTAACACTGAAAACCAAACAGCACAAGGGGTCGAGCAGCTTAAAACGCCTGATGAAGTTCAAGATGCTGTAATAAAAATTATCGACGATCCTGTTGTTGATGTTGATAGCACTGGGCTTACTAGAAAAGTATTAAGCGAAGTTTTTGGAAATCAAAGATTTAATCTTTATGAAAGTTTTCCATCGAGGCCTGTTGATAAGATTAACATACCTGAAGTAACAAAACTAAAATCTACTTTCACCTACAATTATTACACAAAAGATGAAAGGCTTAGAGAAGTATTACCAGATGGGTCGAAGATAATATCTTTGGATAGTAGCGATACAGAAGAGTTATTTTTTCAAATTAAAAATAAAAAAGCTCCTCGTTTTGCAAGAATTTCTTTTAAGTCACCTAAAGCGGGAGTTGCCTACATAAGCAATGACAATGACACAACTATCGTAAATGAAAATTTTGACAGAATTGTATCTGAAGGCGCTTTTTCTAATGATGTATACACAGGAGTAGAAATTCTTGATACTGGAAAAGAGAGTAAAATATATACAATGCTAAACGCATCAATATTTTTTAACGAAATACCTGTTGAAGAAAACTCGTCAAAAGAAGCTGCTCAAAAACTCTACAATACATTGCAAGAAAAAGGAGGGCTAGAAGGGGAAGACAAACGACTTATTGTTGAATCATTTTCAAATATAGCATCAGAAGGCTTTACATTAGCTTCTTCTGATGTACCTGAAGATATCGCAAAATTTTCCTCTGACCCAGTTGGAAAGCAGACATTTTCAGTCCAATTCAATAACTTACTAATGTCAAATATTATAACAAATTCCACAATATATTCAGACAATGTTTTTAATGATGAAATAAGGTCACTTAAGAATTTTTCTCGAGAAATTAGAAGTCAACTTTTACCAAGGTCAGATTTTCAATTAAACCCACCTGTATTTAATCCAGCAGACTATGAATTGACAGTCGATGCAATTAATCAAAGGGCAGCATATGTAGGTATGAGCCCAACAAACAACATTGATCAATTAATGAAAGACTACCCAAAGATTAAGTTTGTAGGCTATATTGTTGAAAAATTTGAAGTATTGCCTGACGAGTCTGTTGAGTTTGTTGGAAGAAAATTTATCGCAGGGCACAAGACTAATTTTTTCGTAGATTTTCAAGTAAGATATGGTGGTAGCTATTTCTATAAAGTAAGAACACTTTGTAAAGTTGAGACAATTATGACTTCTGAGTGTGTGAGTGATCCTTTGTTGAGTCAACTAGTAATCGGTGATGTCTTAATGGCATCAGAAGGTAAGCTATCTTCTATCATTTGCACAGAAAAAATTCCACCGCCACCACCTGAAGGGTTACGTTTTACTTTTGACTTTAAGACTCTTTTACCAAAAATACTGTGGCAGTTTCCTCACAATAAGCAACGTGACATTAAAAGGTTTCAAGTATTCAAAAGGATGTCTGTTGACGAACCCTTCACAGTAATTGCTGAATTTGATTTTGACAATTCCAGCATTAGAGGTCAAGTTTCAGAAAAAATTATTTCAAAAAATTATTATCGTGTTAAAAAAAGCAAGCTAAGCTTTATTGATAAAACACACAATGAAGGTGAGAAACCAATTTATGCAGTAGCTTGTGTAGATGCTCACGGTATGAGCTCTAATTATAGTACACAAGTACAAGTTGAGAGAGACAAATATACAAATAGAGTGCATAGAAAAATAATTAGCGGGCCAAACGCTCCAAAACCTTTTCCTAACATCTATTTAAACGAAGATACTTTTAAAGATGTAATAAAGTCAAGTAACTTTGACAGAATGAATATCTTTTTTGACCCTGAGTATTATAAAGTTTTTAAGACAAGAGAAGGACAAGAAGCTTCTGAAAACTTTGAGAATGAATCGTCATTAAAAGACTTAGAATTACTCGCAATTGATAGCGAAAAACCAAGATACAAAATACATATTATTAACGTCGATAATCAAAAAGATTCATTGATAACTTTAAAAATCAAAAACTACGCAAGCCCCTCGGCAACAGATCAAGACTTTTTTGAAACTGAGACTGCGAAGTATAACCCTAACAACTTAAGTTTTCAGTTTGGGGTTAATTCTTAAAATATATTTACATAATTTTTTTAAGGAATATATTTATTAATAAAATTTAGGAGAATTTTTATGGGTTTCTTAGATCATAGCACAAACAATATTATTGTTGATGCAGTTTTAACTGATACAGGAAGAAAGGCTTTAGCAAGAAATGATGGTTCATTCCAAATTCAACAATTTGCTTTAGGTGATGATGAGGTTGATTATTCCTTAATAAGGCAGTATGGTAGAACAGTAGGTAAGGAAAAAATAGAAAAAAATACTCCTATTTTAGAAGCACTTACTGCAGGTAGTTTGGCGCTTAAACACAAACTAGTTTCAGTGGATAATGAACTTATAACACATTTTCCGTTACTTACAATCGAGGCGTCAGGTCAGACAAGTACTTCTAGTTTTGCTTTTAATAGGCCTTCGAGTACAACAGGAACGTCATCTAGAACAGTCTCTGTAACAGTCAAGCTTCATGGTACTGCAGGGCAAACACTAGATAATCAAATCGAAGATAGATCATTTAGGGTTGAGCTTAATAGCTTGTTTTTTGAATTGTCTGAACAAGGTTCCCCTGACATTGCGTATGCTGACAATACTGTTGTTTATGTCGTAGATGAAACAGGTAGCGTTGACGGTGATGGGGTTTCAACAACCGGCTTTACTTTAAGCGTTAAGAATTTCTCAGATACAACTTTTAACGTTTACAAGACAGCAGGCGGTACATCAATAAAAACATCTATGAAGATTACTGGTTTAAACTCTGGATTGAGCAAATCTGTTACTTTGACAATTACATAATAGGATAAAAAATGGCAACTTTCAAAACATTATCATCACAAGACATAAGAACAACAACTAGCACGCTAAATCAATTAGTCGATTTTGTTGAAGCAGATATATCCGGATCAACTACTAGAAAGACATACGATGTTTTTGTCACAGGTTCAGGTGACAATTCGATTACTTCATCTTTATATCACACAGTTTTTGACCAAAATCATTCTTTGCAAACAGCAAATGAACTCTTTGATTTATCATTTGGGTTTTTTGAAAACTCAGGAATTGTTACCGGTTCATCATATACAGGAAACGATTCCACAAGTGGAAAAAAACTTTTTACATCCCAGTCATTGATGATGAGAGAAAAAATTAACATATATAAGCAGTTTGCTAACCTGTTATTAGGAGACTCAACAGCGCAGTTTACTTCTCCCTTTTCAAACCCTGGAAGCAACAACATAGATCATATTGATAATGCCCTGTTTGTGTCTTTTAAGCGACTTTTTGTAAGAGACGGAATAAAAAGAGAAACGTTTGCGATGAAGATGTTTCAATCGTCGTCTGATCCAAATGTTTCAGCACACAAGAGAAATATAGATGTAACAAGAGTCCATCCGGGATCCGGATCTGCTATATACACAGACGTTGGATCAGCAACTGCTAGAGAGAGATCTGCGCTTGGAGGCGATGTAGGTAATATCGTAAATGCCGCAAACACATCACAAAATGTCGGGTTAATGTTTTACCAACAAGGTATTGCAGTATTCGACATGGAAAAAGTTTTTAATGCAAATCAGATTATGACAGGATCTGTATCAAGCGTCGGCGCTGTAGCAAAAACAACGGTATCTGCTTCATTTAATGACTTTACAGTGTCGGGATCAATTGACGATGTTTTGGAGCATATCAGCACAGTAAGGTTTGGATCTGGTTCATTTACAACGTTGACATTCCAAAATAATACAAAAATTAATTCAACCCTGGTATTTTGTAGGGCAAGTGCTGATGAGTTTAATTGTTCAGCAAATCCGACATACACTGATTCATCAACAGGTAGAATTGTTGTAATCGACGAAGGAAGCGATGGCGACCAAAAATCGTTCTCTTTTGTATCGACAGTTGGATTGTATGACTCAAATGAAGAGTTGCTAGCAGTTGCAAAATTAAGTCGACCTGTTGAGAAAAATGACGAAAAAGATTTGACATTTAGGGTTAGGCTAGATTTCTAATGAGGTGTCATGTCTTTTGTTTTAATTGATAAAAATAACTTTGAATATTCAGGTTTAAGATTATCGCCAAGTACACATTTTATTTCGTCTTCTATTGACGGTGGTGTAACAGGCTCTAATTTTGTATCTCCGTTTAGATCAAAAACACTTAAGAAGTTAAAAGTTGACAATCTTGACTTGAATGGTGATGGTGCTGTTTCTATTGGAGAAGCTATTGTGGGCGCTTTAACTAGCCCAGAGCACCTGCTTGAGATGATATTAAAAAACACTTCAAGCTTAAATAGCAAGCTTGATTTATACATGCGGTCAGTAAATGGTTCTGCCCAAGTTTTTAAAAACACAAAAGCTATTGACGTTTTTAGATTTGATCAACCTGTTACATTTAATAAAAATAGAAATATTAAAAATGTTGTAAGAAAAAATTTAATGCCATACCATAAGCACAGATACCAGAACTGTGATTTTTCTTACACAAATTATAATACTCTAAACTTTTTTAATTCAGACACAATACCTTCCGGCTCTGCATTACTTTATCCTAACTTGACTGAGTCTTATGATTTAAATTCCCAGTTTAGTCTAAACTTTTGGGTCAACCCAAGATATGCAAATGCTGGTGAATACAAAGCAGGTACAATTTTTCATCTCTCTTCTTCTCTTTGTGTGTCTCTAGTTAGTGGCTCATCGAAAGACCAGAATAACGCAGCAAACGAATTTAAAATCCTTGTGCAGCTGTCTCAAAGTTGTGACAAGCCACCTTCGCAAATAAATTTAAGCTCACCCGCGTCAGCTTATCCGAACGATTTGGTATTTACATCGTCTGTATTGCACAAAAATAACTGGCACCACGTATGTGTGCAGTGGGGTAACGGAGTCAACAATAACTCAGGTTCAATTTTCATAGATGATACAGAAACTGTTTTTTATGTTCCATCTGCTAGTGTCTCAGCAAATAGCACAACGTTATCTCCTCCCTGCATAACTGTCGGAAATTATTTTGATGCTTTTTATGATACAATAGGCAGTTTCTTAAATAAAACAAAAGGGCAGACAGAGGGATTCCAGCATGTCCTTGATGGTGAAGGAATAACTGACCCGACAATTACGAGTAGAATGCTGACTCACCCTCTCAATGCAGAGATTCACGAACTTAAGCTTTTTAATAAAGTGCTTTTTGATACAGATACTTTGTTTGAAACTGAAAGAGATGCAGTTAAAAATAGAGGCGTAAAGAATTTTGATAATCTTCAGTTTTATGTACCACCTTTCTTTTTTCCAACAACTCCGACAAGAGATGTATTACAAACCCCCTTTCAAGTAATTACAGGTAGCACAACAGATGACCCTTTTAATGTCGCTTTCTCATTTGGTGTTAACGGAAAAATGATTAATCTCGAAAACTTTACTAGAGATTTTGCAACAGACAGACACCCAAGATTGTTAGGGTTAGTGCCGCAGACAATAAATTCAACAATTCAGAATATAACTGCAGATCAATACGTATACAACTCTGGCTCTATTAAGAAGAGAAATATGACTATTCTTCCAAATGACAACGGTCTTTATTCTCCGAATTATGACATATACAAACTAACAAAGGCTGAAAACAATATTAAGTTTTTAGATCCTGGGTCTGACTTTTACGACTATTCAATCATCAATTTAGAAAATCTAATACCTTCTTCCTCTCTATACCCGGGTTTAGTTTTTTCTTCTGGTTCAATATACGATCAGATTGTTGGTGCAAGCCCAGAAAACCCAGGGGTTAATCCAGGGGCAGTACTGACAATAGCACAAAGAACGAGAGATAGAAGTAGCAATGAAATTGTCATCTATGATATATCTAACTTATACTACGGTAATAGAATTAAGCCTGGTAGTTTTGAAATACATGACAATGGATTAACTGGCTCTGACGGGAAAATTAAGATAAAATTAAAAGATAATGAGATGGGATCTTTATACAGGTGTGACGCACTAACTAAACATGCTGCATGGAATAATGTAGGTAACGTGCTTTACGACGAAGGCGTAGCAATTGTTAAAACACCTCACTTATTCTTTTTAAATAAGGATAGGACAGAAGTCAAATTTAAAGGCGAGCAAAATATCCACACAATGATTTTGAACGTTCCTGCATTTAAAGATATGTTTAACTCATCCTCAAACCCATCATTTGTCTCGATACCTCCTTCTTCAGGTGCAAACAATGAAGATTTATCCACTTTATATGTCACCACAGTTAACATTCACGACGAAAACCTTAATATTATAATGAAAGCAAACTTCGCTCAACCAATTTTTAAGACCGAAGAAGATGACTTTATTATAAGACTTAAGGAAGATTTTTAATGATTTTAGCACTAGATATATCAACAAGCTGCACCGGATACTGTATTTTCGATAACGAGGATAAACTTAGAGAAATAGAAGCGTTTAAGCTAAGTAAACATAAAACATTCTTTGAAAAAGCTCAAGAAATGAAATCTCAGTTATCTAAGATTAAAGATAGATACGATATCACAGCTATCGCTGTCGAGGAAAACCTTCAAGCATTCAGGCCGGGTCTATCTTCAGCAAATACTATTTTGAAATTAGCACAGTTTAACGGGGTTGTTCAATGGATTTGTTTAGAAATTTTTGGTATTGAGCCAAAAAGTATTAATGTTAATACAGCGAGAAGAATAAACGAAATCAAGGTAGATCGAAAGTCGTCAAAGACAACAAAAGAGCAAGTTTTTGAATGGGTCGCTAAGCAAGAGCCAGATCAAAATTTTCCCACAAAAGTGCTAAAATCCGGAAGAAACAAAGGGCAAGTTAGACTCTGCAATGAGTGCTACGACATGGCAGATGCATATGTGATTGGAAAAGCACATATTTTGTTTAGTGGTTTCTAATAAATATGTAAATAGTAACACTTTTTGTTATATTGCAAATATGAGTAATATTTCAACAAACAGTAAAAAAATCAGCATACTAGAAGCAGCCTTTGGAAAAAGCAAATTAGCGAAAGCCGGGACAAACATATCAGTTGTTTGTCCCGTTTGCAAATTAAACGCAAAGAACAGCTCCAGCAAGAAAAAACTTTCTATTGACTTAGGTAAAGGTATATATCATTGTTGGGTTTGCGAATCGAAAGGTCGAAATATCGGGCAATTTGTTAGAAAGAACACAAATGCATCAAAAAAGACAATAGCTGAGATTTATGAGATATTTGAGTTTAACGGTGTAAAAGAATCTAAAGAAGAGATTGTTTTAAGATTACCTGATGATTTCGCCTTATTAGCAGAATCAAACTCTACTAAGGCAAAAATAGCAAAAAAGTACTTAAAAGAAAGAGGTCTAGAATATAATGACTTGCTAAAATACAAAATAGGCATAAGCAACGAAAAAGATTTTATAAATCGAGTAATTTTTTCATCGCATGATGAAGATCTTAAGTTAAATTACTACCTAAGTCGAACGTACGATAAAGCACAGAAAATTAAATACCGAAATTGTGATCATAAAAGATCTGAGATTATCTTTAACGAATATAATGTTGACTGGCAAAAACCTGTTGTTCTTGTTGAAGGTATATTTGATGCAATAAAAGCGGGTGACAACGCAATTCCGATGTTAGGCAGCTGGATTGATGAAAAGCATGCACTCTTTCGAAAAATTGTCATTGAAAATAGTGATGTTATTTTATGCTTAGATCCGGATGCACAGAAAAAGTCTTTAGAGGTAGCAAAAAACTTAAACTCTTATGGAAACGAAATCAAATTATCAAAGCATGAGGGAAGCGATTTCGGAGACATGTCAAAAGAAGAAGCACAATTTTACATTAAGAGTGCTAAACTGTATGAACAAACTGATCGAATGACATATTTAATACAGAGTATCGCCTCTGGGTCGATATTTTGAGGAGACATAATGAGCAAATTAACAAATTCTGAGCTTCGCAATTTAATTATGCAAGAGATTTCAAGGATGGTAGGTGAAGAAGCACTTATCACAAAAGGCTCTGCGCAAGCAGATTCATACAGAGACACAGGTTTTAGACCTAATGCAAGATCTCCACATAATCTAACGATGGTGAAGCAAAGTGATAGCTATGATGATTTTGGCGGCGGACAAACAGGAGCTTGTGAGCAGTGTGGTGGAATGACTTACGAGGGTGAGTGCAGTGAGTGTGGTTATATGGAAGAAGGCGTGGTAAGCGAAGGAAGTTGCAGTAGTTGCGGACCTGCTAATAATCATAGTACCAGCGATTATAACAATCTGAATAACACAAACATTACACCTGACCAAGCATTCGATGCAGGCTATGAGGTAGCTGCAATTGAAGATGATAAAATGCATCATCACAAGCACAACAATTACATGGCTAAGCCTTCACTGTATAAAGTCGCAAAATATGCAAAAAAACTTTTACAAATGATTCCAGACGGTTATGAATTAGATGACTGGCAGCGCACAAAGATTGCACAAATATCTGATGACATATCCGAAGTATATCACTCATTAGATTATGACTTTTATGATGATGAGTGCTAATGAAATCGATTTTATGTCTATTTAAAGAAACAAAGGGTGAAAAAGGTAAGTATGACGATCGCCTAAGTAGAAGATTAAGATACTTTGACGAAAACGTATTTGACACAATTCCTCACATGGATTACCCCAGAGAAGGCAGCAAAGAATTTGATGAAGACATGTCTGAGGTTGAAAGATGTCATTACCAGCCATGTTTGTCCACTTCATTTCTCAGAGATAGTGACAAATCAGTAGAAAGTGTTTTTAAAGATTACTGCAAACAAGAGAATATAACAAAGATTGACTGGAAAAAGATTGAAGATATACTAAAGGATGTTGACAATATTGTTCTAAAACTTAAAATTAAAAATGGTAGATTGCGACCAATTGAGCATATAGATAATCGTCATGAATTAGATGTAAAATATAAAAAATCGTCAAGCTACCCGTCAGGTCACACCGCAATTGCTTACTTTTTGTGCGATATTGTATCACATCATGTTCCGGAAATACAGCAAGACTTGCAAACACTAGCTTCGCTTATTGGGCAATCTCGAATAGAAAATGCTGTTCATTATCCAACAGATGTGCAATATGGCAGGCTAGTCGGTGAATCACTAGCTTCTTCGTTTTTAAAAGAGGATAAAACTAATTTTAGCAAAAGCCTTAAGAACAAAGACTACAAATTATTTTCTAAGCACTGCTTAGAAAAAGCGCAAGAGATATATGATAATGATCCAGTTGAAAACTTAATAACAGACATGTCTGATTTTCTATACAGGACTAACGGCATAGAGAAAAACAAAGTCAGATACGATGATTGCAAAGAATCAGCTAGGATGTTGATGTCAGGATATCCTACTGAATACATGACAAAAAACAATCATTTACGATCCCAGGTAGACTGTATGGTTGCATGCTTTAAGTGTGGTAAAATTGACAACCCACACAAAGCTAAGTTTATTCATAGTTTTATGGCCGGATGCTTGGACAAAGGCAACCCAGGTGAAATCAGAAACTACGCACACAATTCACCTAATGGTGTACCTTACTCTGAACCGTATGAGATATATGACAACCTTAAAAACTTCTTTAATTTAAATCTAGATCCATGGAGTAAACACGTTGTTTATGAATTGATTCACCCTTTTTGTGATGGAAATGGAAGATCAGGCAGGGTAATGTTATTATCAGATTTTGATTTTAATTTTAAAGAAACAAATGATATGATAGGTGAAGATTATATCACAAATTTAACTAGTTTGATGGATACAAACTTTAAAAAAATTAAAAAGTTCATTTAATGCAATATTGTTTATTACATGTTATAATAAAAACATAAACAAACATGAGGTTAATAATGAAAAAGCTATCAAAAACAGCTCTTAAAGCAGCTAAGCAAAGTGCTCGAAAATTCAAGCATGATAGAGAAGTTGAAAAGCTTAAAGAAAAAAATACTGAAGAGATAGCAGAAGATTTTAATAACCCTAATATTGATATGAGTAGCGAAGTTGTTAAATCTCTTATAAGCAAGGGTTTTAAACCAAAAGATATAACGCCAGCAATGATTGAACATCATAGTAATAAGAAGACGAAAGTAACAAAAAAGCAAATTAAGAGATCTGCAAATTTGTCATCAGTAAAAAAGTCAAAGATTAGTTGGAATGTAGAGTGCGGTGACTTAGTCTCATTTAGTCACGGACCAGAAGAAAAGTTTGGTATCGTTTTACAAGTTGAAGAGTGCGGATCAGATATGAATGGTCATCAGTCTTTAATCGTTTCTTCTTCTGGAAGAAACTGGTACCACACAAAGAGTATTAAAAAAATTAGTTAAAATGTAAACACTAAAGCATGATATTATAATAAACTTAAACATTAAACAAAGGAAAATTAATGGATATTAAAACATTCATCAATGTGGTATCTTCTTTACCACCTCATATCGCAGTCCTTGCAAAAGGGCCTACTGGAATTGGTAAGTCTCATATTGTTCACCAAATTGCTAAAAAACTTAACTACCCAGTTCTTGATAAGCGCCTCGCATATATGACAGAAGGTGATATTGTTGGTTTACCAGAGTTGATAGATAGTGTGACAAGATTCGCTCCAGTTGATTGGATTGTTCGTGCATGCAACGAACCTGTTGTTTTATTTTTAGATGAGTTAAATAGAGCAACAGTTGAAGTTCAGCAATGTGCTTTTCAGCTAGTTTTGGATAGAGAGTTAAATGGAAATCACCTCCACCCTGAAACACGAGTTTATGTAGCAGTCAATGAAGGATCAGATTATCAAGTTACTGAAATGGATCCGGCTCTACTTAGAAGATTTTATGTGTCGGATCTAAATCCGACGACTTCTGATTGGTTAGCATGGGCTCATAAATCAGAAGAAATTGATGATGTACTGATAGAGTATATTGAGCGTTTTCCTGCTCATCTTCGACACACAGGTGAGTTTGCGCCAGGGGTTGTCTATCCTAATCCTGCTTCGTGGCACAGGCTTTCTCAGAGTTTGTCATATGCAAATATGAAACCAATGAATATGCTTGGCGACAATTATAACTCTTTGCTCCTCTCTGTTGCAAAAGGCTTTATTGGCGAGGCAACAGCAACTGCTTTTGCCAGTTTTCTTAAAGACTACAACACAAGCTTTTCAGCAACTGACGTTTTAGATAAGTACAGTAAGGAGAGCTTAATTACTAAGCTAATCGATAATCTATCTAACGATAAAAAAAATAGCTTGTTCAAGCAAATTGCAACATTAGCAAAAAAGAAAGACTTAGAATTTCACCAGGTTCAAAGAGCTTGTAAGCTTGCTGAGAAATGCTCAGATGAAATGCTAGTCAACTTTATGTATCTAATACTAGACACAAAGCATGTTGACAATATTAGGTTCTTTCATAAGTTAATCGGTAAAAAAGTTCAATTAAAAGTTAACGCAACTATCAATGGGTGAAATTAATGACAGAATTTAAAGTTTATAGCTATAGCAAAGAAAAATTTGATGAAGTTCTCTTTAAGTTTCTTTTTGTTGAACCGTTTTTTGCTGATATAATTAGGTCTCTTCGAAAAGTAGAAACAAATTCAATACCCACAGCAGGCGTTGGGTTTGATGGCAGCAGTATTGTCCTCTATTACAATCCAGACTTTTTGGCAACACTAACAACTTTACAAATTTTTGGATTGCTCAAGCATGAGTGTTATCATATTATTTATAAACATATTTCGTCTAGAAAACAAACCCCTCATTTGGTTTGGAATATAGCAACTGATTTAGCAATTAACAGCACAATTCCTAAAAAAGAGCTACCTGATGGTGGGCTTATCCCAGGTGAGGCTTTTAAAGAGACAGAAGCGACAGCATCTCTACCTGAAGAGTTTAAAGAAAAAAGAAAAAAGCTTTCTGACTTTATTGCCTCTTTACCTCGTGATAAAACTTCCGAATGGTATATGGAACAACTGAGACAGAACGATGATATAGTTGATGCTATTAATGAATTAATGTCTCCGTCGCCAAGCGAAATGTCTGGAGAGTGTAAAGAAGGTGGAGAAGGAACCTGCCAAGGCAAAGGTGGAATCGGATTCGATCATCACTTTGATGACGATTTGACAGAAGGTGATGAAGACTATGTTAACGCAAAAATCAATGAAATACTAGAAGAAGCTGTAAAGCGTGCTGAAGAGAATAGAGGTTGGGGCAATTGTTCTAGCCCAACAAGAGAAAAACTTAAGTCGTCAATAATAAAAACAGTTAACTGGAAAACAGTATTGCGCTACTTTTGCGGAACAAAACAAAGAGCCAATAAAAGCAGAACATTTAAAAAGATTAATAGGAAATACCCGTATATCCATCCAGGTAGAAAGATTGGCAGAACTTCAAATATTGCTGTGTATATCGATCAAAGTGGATCTGTTTCTAATGCTGAACTTATGCTCTTTTTCAGTACACTCAATGACTTAGCAAAAAGAACAACATTCACAATATTTCATTTTGACACAACTGTTGATGATAAATCCAAATATATTTGGAAAAGAAACAAGAAAATAAGTAAGCCATATAGAACAAGATCGGGTGGGACTAGTTTTGAGTCAGTTGAACTATTTCATAGAAAAATCAAAGCTGATTACGATGGTTACATTATATTCACAGATGGTGAAGCTCCTAAGCCTCCACTTTGTAAAACTAAAAGATGCTGGGTATTATGTCCTGGTAGGAAACTTGCTTTTACTCCTGATAAACACGACTCAGTTGTAGAAATGAGCTTAAAATAAAGGAAATCATATGAAAATATTGCACATTGCCGATATTCATTGGAGAGGTTTGTCTCGCCACGAAGAATATATTTTGGCTTTTAAAGATATGTTTGAAAAAGCAACAAGGTTGCAGCCTGATATTATTTATTTAGGTGGCGATATTGTCCATTCTAAAACCCAAGGAATATCGCCAGAGTTAATTCAATGTCTATGTTGGTGGTTTAATGAGTTAGCAAAAATAGCACCAACCCACGTCATTCTCGGTAACCACGACGGTTTAATACTAAATAAAGACAGACAAGATGCAATTACACCAATAATAAACGCTTTAAACAACCCAAATATTTTTCTATATAAAAAGTCAGGTACTTACGAATTTGCGCCAGGTTTTGAGTGGTGTGTCCTTTCTTGCTTTGATGAAGAAAATTGGTTTAAAGCAAAACCAAATGCTAAAAACATTAGCATTGGTCTTTATCACGGAGCTATTAGAGGTAGTTTAACTGACGTTGATTGGCAGCTAGAAGGTGAAGATAATATTGACTTATTTAAGTCATATGATTTTGCAATGTTAGGTGATATTCATAAAATGCAGTTTTTAAACGAGAAAAAAACAATTGCATACTCAGGTAGTACAATTCAGCAAAACTTTGGAGAAGATGGTGAAAAAGGTTTTTTGTTTTGGGACATTCGTTCAAAAAATAATTTTGATGTATCTTTTCATTCAGTCAAAAATGCATATCCGTTTGTAACAATCGACTGGCAAGGCTCTGTTAAAAAAACAGTTGCAAAATGCAAAGAATACCCAAATCTCTCAAAATTTAGAATTAGAGCAGATAACTATATAAGTCAAGCAGATTCGAAACAAATACAGAAAATACTCCAAAAGCAAAAATTAGCTTCAGAAGTTGTGTTTAAAATTGAATCTAAATTTTCATCTGAGACTCTTAAAACTGAGTCAATTCAGAACGAGCTTGATTTAAGAGACCCAGCTAAACATTACGAATTAATTAATGACTATTACAAAAACCAGGGATTGTTAAAAGAAGAAAAAACACAAATCAAAGAATTGATTGATCGATCACTGTCAGAAATTACAGACAAAGATCATGACGTTAGAAATGTAAAATGGTCAATTAATAAAATCAAGTTTTCAAATACTTTTTCTTACAGGGAAGACAATTTGGTAAATTTTGAAAACTTACCTGGGATTACTGGAATTTTTGGTCAAAATGCAAGAGGAAAATCATCAATAATTGGAACAATTGCATACTCGCTCTTTAATACGTCAGATAGGGGTAGTATTAAAAACCTCCATATAGTAAATACAAGGCGCAACAATTGTAAGGCAGAAATTGACATTACTATAAACGGTGTTCCGTATAGAATATTTCGCCAGACAGTGAAAAAACAAACAAAGAAAGGAATTTGGGCTCCAACAACGCTTAAGTTTTACAAGCTTAATAAGTCTGGAGAAGTTATTGAAGATTTGACAGATGAACAAAGACGAGAAACAGAAAAAATAATACGCTCTAAACTGGGCGACGTTGAATCTTTTATGATGACAAGCTTAGCTTCACAAGGCGAAATGAATACGTTTATTAAAGAGAAAGCAACTTCAAGAAAAAATATCTTATCTAACTTTTTAGATTTGACTGTATTTGACAAACTTAATGAGTACGCAAAAAAAGAGTCAAGTACGCTAAAGTCAAAAATAGGAACATTTAAAAAGCTCGACTGGGATAAAGAAATATCAAATTCAAAGAATAAAGAACAGTCTAACCAGGAAAAGATTGATGGTAATAAAAAAGAAGAGATTCGCTTAAGGAAACTATATGAAGAAGCTGTCAAAAATTTGCACCAAAATACAAACATTGACCACGTCACTAAGTCAGATCTTAGTACGTCAAGAGAAAAATACAAAAGTGTTAGCAATCTAATTAAAAATAGCGTTTTAAGTCTTGAAAAAATAAATGAAGAGATATTTGACAAAAATCAAAAATTACAAAAGATTGAGACTTTTATTGATAGTTTCAATTTGGACGACATTAAAGAAAAAAGAGATGCTGTTAAAGAAATTGAAAGAATTATTATTGGTTTTAAGTCTGATTTAAAAATAGAAAATTCCAAACTTAACACAATTAAAAAGTCAGTTAGTATCTTAAGCGAAGTTCCTTGTGGAGATAAATTTCCGAAATGCAAGTTTATAAAAAACTCTCACAAAAACAAGCTAAATTTAGAAAAACAGCAGGATAAAATACACTCGCTTAGAGTAAAAATCGATGATCTACAAGTAGCTTTTAGAAAATTAAACAAGGTAGATTACGAAGAGCAAATTGAGAAATACAACACAGTTGTAATAAAAAGATCCCAGATGGTTAATGAAATTTCTGAGAGTAAAGTCAGAATTAACTCTTGTGAGAAAGATATAGAAAATAATAGGCAAAAACTTCCTAACTTAAAAGAAAAGTACGAGTCTTTATTAGCACTTTATGAAAATCAAGACAAGTCTGATACGTACAAAATTCTTGAAAGTCGTGTCGACAAGATCAAGAGAGAAATTAAGCACTTAAACGAAGAACAAACAAAGTTAATTACAGCTTTAGCAAAAGTTAAAGCTGAATTAGGTATCTTGATTAGCCAAAAGAAAGAATATCAAATATTAAGTAAAGACTTGAAAATATATGATTTATTTATACAGGCAACTTCAAGTAGAGGAATACCTGTTCAAATAATCCACTCAATGCTACCTCATATCAACAAAGAAATATCAAAAATCTTAAAAGGAATTGTCGGTTTTACAATTGAGCTAGAAGCAGATCTGGAAAGCAATGCGATGGATATATACATTAATTACGGGGATAGCAAAAGAATTGTGGAGTTAGGTTCAGGCATGGAAAAGATGATGGCATCTTTGGCAATTAGAGTCGCTCTAATTAATGTCTCTACTCTTCCTAAGACAAACATACTTATGATTGACGAAGGTTTTGGTGCTTTAGATGAAACAAACTTAGAATCTTGTGGTAAACTACTTCAATCGTTAAAGAAATACTTTAGAAATATTGTGATAATATCTCACATCGACCAGATAAAAGATATTGTTGATAATACGATTGATATACAAAGAAAAGGTGTCGATTCATATGTCTATTATCCGTGAAATTAAGATAGTTAATGGAAGTCTAAATGAAAAATTTTATTGCGACTTGTGTAGCTATCCATTGCTATCCCAGAAAGATTTTGAAAAAAGCAAAGAATATGATTGTTGTTACGACTGCTACTTAACATTTGCTGAATCTAGAAGAGTAGATTGGAAAAATGGGTGGCGTCCTGAAAAAACTAAATTACGTGATTATATATTATTAAAGCAAAAGCTAAACTCAGAGGAGATAAAATGGGACTAAGTTTTGAAGAAGTAAACATTCTAGGCAATTTAATTAATGATACTTTTGGAAAAGCATCAATGCAAACCGAATACGATTCAGTTGAAAACGGCGGAAACCCTAGCTACGGAGGCTACTCAGCAGGATACAAGACTTGTAAAACTCCAGGTTCTGTTAACTCTGTTGTAACAAAAGCTAGTTTAGGAGGAGAAACTCTTTGCGTTACGTCACTTTGCATTGTCAATTTAGGAGTGCACGGACAACAACATCAAGTAATTAGCGACACCGTAAATGAATTAAATCAGCATATTAACAGATACATGAAAGATCTTAAAGGAGACTTTAAAAAGAAAGAGCACGCTGGAAGAGCTTTAAAAACAAAAGAAGACAAAAATAAAAGATCGACAGATGTGCAAGATCTTAATTTATATTCAGAAAGACGTCAGGCTTACATCTATAGAAGAGCTTATTTTGAGGTTTCATAATGGCTTCAAGAGCTCAAGTGCAAGAGATAATCAAGTGCGGAAAGGATCCAAACTATTTTTTTGAAACATATGTCAAGATACAGCATCCTACACGTGGTCTAATACCGTTTAAAATGTATGACTTTCAAAAAGATTGCATTAATGACTTTCGAGGCAACAGATTTAATATCGTACTTAAGTCACGACAGCAAGGCTTGTCAACGCTTTCTGCTGCTTACGCAACTTGGTTAGCACTATTTAAGAGAGAACAAAGTATATTGATTATTGCAACAAAGCTTAAAGTTGCACAAAATTTTATTGTCAAAGTAAAGTCAATGATTAGATCATTGCCAAAATGGCTTATTTTACCTAACATGGTTTCAAATAATAAGCAAGAAATTGTATTTGATCATGGCTCGCAAATCAAAGCAATTCCAACTTCTGAAGACGCTGGACGTTCAGAAGCTCTTTCTTTATTGATTGTTGATGAAGCTGCTTTTGTTAGAAATTTTGATACTATCTGGACAGGTATTTACCCGACTTTGTCAACAGGTGGTAGGGCTATAATACTTTCGACTCCAAACGGTGTAGGCGGACAGTATCATAAGCTTTATACTGACGCTGAAGCTGGACTTAACGAGTTTAACGCAATTAAGATTATGTGGTTTGACAATCCTGAGTATGATCAAGCTTGGTTTGACAACATGACGTCAAACATGTCAAAAAGACAAATCTCACAAGAATTTTTGTGTGACTTTGCACTGTCAGGAGAGTCTTTTCTTGACGACAACACAGTCGAATGGGTGAGACAAAATGTTAGAAAGCCTTTGATGCGTGAAGGAAATGATATGTGCGTCTGGATTTGGAAACACCCGCTTTCTTCTCATAGTTACATTATCTCTGCTGACGTAGCAAGAGGAGATGCTAAGGACTATTCAACTTTTCACATCATAGATGTAGATGAGTCTGAAGTTGTTGCAGAATATAAAGGAAAGATTAGACCGGATAAATTTGCTGAACTTCTCTCACACTATGGTAAAAAGTACAATAAGGCATTAATATGCCCTGAAAATAACAGCTACGGATACGCAACAATATTAAAGCTTTTAGATCTAGATTATCCCAGAATGTACAGAAAAAAGTCAAAGGATGTTTTTATAGGTAATTATACACCTAGTAACTCTGCTGATAACGTCGGTTTTAATACAAACGGCAAAACAAAAAGCACAATTCTCGCAAAACTTGAAGAGGTACTGCGAAATAAAACATTACTCTCTTATTCCTCACGATTCTATGAAGAACTTAAAGTTTTTTCTGTTTCATCTTCAGGTAAAGCCGGAGCAAAAAGAGGATATAATGATGACTTAGTCATGAGCCTAGCAATCGGTTCGTGGTTATTTGATGCTTCAGGAGATCATAGTAAAACATCAAAGCTCCTTAACGATCAGATGTTAAAAGGAATGGCACACAGCTCAAAGACATACGACGACACACCTGGTGCTGTTTTTAACCCGATAGGTGTCTATTCAAGTCTCACAAAACAAAACAGAGACTCTAGAAATTTATTTAACACAGATATTAAAAATACAAAAAATCAGAGTAAAATAGACAATGACTTTAGGTGGATCCTTTAGTAAGGAAGAATAATGGCAGAAAAAAATAGTAGCAGAAATTTATTTAAAAGGCTTACACGACTTTTTAGAAGCGGGCCTGTAATTAAGAGAAACGTTTTACAAGCTGATGACAAGTACACAGCATCAGCTTTTGAATCGTTTAGAAAAAATCAGTCACAAGTGTATAGCAATGCAATGTCTGCTTACGGTACATATGATCGAATGGCAAGATACTCTGACTTTTCTGAGATGGAATATACTCCAGAGATAGCCAGCGCACTTGATATATATTCCGAAGAATCTGTCGCAGCTGATGAGTCTGGCAAAACGCTTCATATTTATTCAGAGAATCCTAAAATAAAAGAGATTTTAACAGAGCTGTTTTATGATACACTTAATGTTGAATTTAATATGTCATCATGGGTAAGAAACTTAGTTAAATACGGCGATCATTTTCTATTTAATGATGTTCATCCTAAGTATGGAGTCATTAATGCCTATCCCTTACCAATCTCTGAAATTGAAAGAGAAGAAGGCTTTGACCCTAAAGATCCGATGGCTGTTCGCTTCAGGTGGGTAACTCAAGGTAACAAAGTATTGGAAAATTGGCAAATTTCTCACATGAGACTTTTAGGAAATGATGCATTTTTACCATACGGTTCATCTGTTCTGGAACCAGCGAGAAGGATCTGGAGGCAAATGATTTTATTAGAAGATGCAATGTTAGTTCATAGAGTTGTTAGAGCTCCTGGGCGCAGAGTTTTTTATATTGATGTCGGTAATGTACCGCCTGAAGATGTTGCAAACTATATGGAGCAAGCTCAAACATCACTAAAGAGATCATCAATTGTTGATAAACAAACAGGTAGAGTTGACTTAAGATACAATCCACTCTCAATTGATGAGGACTATTTTGTTCCTGTTCGAGGCGGTGATACTGGAACAAAGATTGAAACCTTAGGCGGAGAAACAATTCAAGGCGAAACAAGTGATGTGGAATACATTCAAAAGAAATTGTTTGCAGCACTTAAAATTCCAAAAGCTTACTTAGGTTATGATGAGGGATTAGGAGCTAAAGCTACATTATCACAAGAAGACATCAGATTTAGTAGGACAATCGCAAGAATACAAAGGACAGTTCTCGCAGAAATGAATAAGATCGCGATTGTTCATCTTTACTGTAATGGATTTAGCGATGAAGATTTATTAGATTTTAAATTAATGTTATCAAATCCCTCAACAATTGCACAGCAACAAAAACTGCAACTTGTTAATGAAAGATTTGATGCCGCGTCTAAGGCTTTATCAACTGCTGGGCTTGTTGATAGATCTTGGGTCCAAAAAAATATTTTAAGACTATCTGACGATGACCTTAAATCAATCAAGAAAGGCCTCAAGTCTGATAAATTATCTGATTTAGAAATTGAGTCTACGCAACTTGCGCCTCTTGAAGGACCTGAAAATCCGTCCGGTGGCCCTCCAGTATTTTCAGGCGGGATAACTGGTTTAGGTGGTCCACCAGGCGGGCCATCTCCTGGCGCTGATCAAAATTTAGGCGGTATTGATTTACCAGGACTATCAGAGACTCAGTCAATAGAAGATGAAAATTACCCAATCACAGTTCAAAAGTTAATAGAACTAAATTCAGAAGTCTTAGAAGAAGATTCAGAAGATTACGAAGACGACAGGGTAGGAAAAGTTAATTACAATTCGACAGGCGTAAATAACAATTTAGGTAAAACAAGAAAAAAAGATAGTGTGTCAGGATTAGAAAGGCATAAGTATGATTTAAACAAAAGCGTATCTTTAAGATCAATAAATTCTACCATGCCTTCTGTTCCGTCATCAAAAGATTTAACTTTAGAAGAAGATTTTAATGTTGACGAATATTTAGATTCACAGATAGTTTATAATGCAAGTATTGATCAGCGAATGAAATCGACTCTAGAACGTTTGCAGACGAGACATGGTGATGATATGAGTAGAATGGTTAAATCTGTATTAATTTCTGAGAGCAAAGATAATTCATCAGGAGAAGAAAATGACGAAGCACAATAAAAAAAGAAATATCGGAATAATTTATGAGCTGCTACTTAATTACATTAGTAAAAATCTCATTGAAGGTAATAAGCGCGAAGCTAAAAAAGCAACAAAACTTATTGAGCGCCACCTTAACAAAAAAAATGAAATCTATAAAGAATTTCGTCTTTTTAATGCAATTGCCCAAACAAAAGTAACAAATACTCATGTGGTCGCATCAATTTTAACTGAGGCTAAGCACGCTGTAAGGAACAATATAGACTTTTTAGTAGTTGACAAAGAAAAGTCAAAGTTGATAAGAGACATTAATTATAATTTAAGCAAAGACTTCTATTACTCTAATATTAAAAATTACAGAGACTTAGGCACAATTCAAATGGCAATTAATGAGTGGAAAAAGCAGTCTCCTGACATTAAAAAGTTAGTAGAGTTTGAAACAAAAATAGGTCAAATTATGCTTAAAGAGAATATTACTGAACCTGAGAAAAAAATTGACATATCACACAGTGATAGGCTTGTTTTAAAAATTATGACAGAAAAATTTAACAAGAAGTACGTCGACGGATTAACTTCTGATCAAAAAAGAATAATTGAAAACTATGTTTTTTATTCAGATAAAAATCAAGAAATTTTAAAAGAGTTTTTTACAAAAAAGAAATTGCAAGCATTACAAAGCTTGGACAATTTTGAAGATAAATCTGATAATAAATTTTTATTAAAAAAAGTTGACACTGTACGTCAAAAAATTAATGAAGTTAGTGTTGACCAAATTAACGATAACAATGTCGTTAAATTTTTATCGTTGACAAAATTAATTCAAGAAATCAACAAGGGGATATAATGTCTGAAAAAATACAAGTTTTAAGAGAGTGGACACCTATTAAATGTTCGCCTTCACTAATTAAAGAGTCAAAAGAGCAATATGATGGAAAAATAATGCTATCAGGAATCATTCAAAGGGCAGACACACTAAACCAAAATGGTAGAATATACCCTAAAACAATTCTTGAGAGAGAAGTTATGAACTACCAAAAGCTCATTAAAGAAAATAGAGCGCTAGGCGAATGCGACCATCCAGACTCTTCTGTTGTTGAGTTGAAAAATGTTTCTCATATTGTTAGAGAGGCATACATGCAAAACGACGATGTTTACGGTAGGATTGAGATACTTGATACACCTAGCGGGAAAATAATTCAATCATTAATAGAAAGCGGAGTTACACTCGGTATCAGTTCGAGAGGTGTAGGATCAACTGTTTCAAAAGGAGGCAACTCGATTGTCCAAGATGATTTTCAATTAATTTGCTTTGACATGGTCTCTGAGCCTTCCACACCTGGTGCTTTCATGCTAAAAGAACATAAGATTCAAAGAAAAGATTTAGATAAATTTTTTAACCAATCAGATAAAATTGATAGAATGTTTAATGATATTCTGAGGTGGTAATATGAATAAAAAGACAAAATCAGCATTAAAAGTGATTGTAAAAGAGTGCTTAATTGAAATTTTAGCAGAGGGGTTGGTTGGTAATAAACAAGCAACACTTAAAGAGTCAAGAGAGCTAAGAGGCACATTGCACGAAACAAATGATCGATTAATTTCTGAAACAAAAATTAATTCTACTAGATCTAGAGTTTCGTCAAGAAAACAAACTGAAAAACCTAAGTCATACTTGGATAATATAACAATGGGGATTGATAATCAAAAGAGGGATTATCACGCAGAAAAAGACGAAATTAAATCAAAAGTTAGTCATTTAGCCAAAGATGATATTATGGCAGATATTCTAGCTGATACTGCTATGACAACTTTGAGAGAACAAAAAGAAGGCGCAAGGCCAAACGGTCCTAGCGTGCAAGCTAGCGGTGATCAAGCTGCAAAAATCGTAGATCAAAGTGAACCAAGTGATCTGTTTGGTGGCGCTTCTGCGAATTGGGCTAATCTAGCTTTTGCATCTTCGTCAAGAAAATAGATAGTTAAAAATAAATTTTCTTAATAGTTATATCTGAACTGTTGTGGTTCAGATATTTTTTTTGGAGAGAACAATGTCATCTATTAAGCGTTTAACATCAAGAAGATTAAAAGCGATTATCGCAGAAGAAAAAGAAAAGCTAATTCAAGAAAGAAATCTTGAAGAGAACAAAGAAAAAAGAAAACTTCTTGAAGCTTTTATCATGTACAAAGAAGCGATATCAGCGCAAGAAGACAACAAAAGAATCATCAAAGTTTTAGAAAAGTATATTAAAAATAAAAGGAGGCCATAATGCCAGATCAAAGACAGATTATAGTAATACCTAATCCTGCAACACCTAGATCAAAAGGTTCGAGAAGTGATGTAAACCTCAGAGCGTCCTTTCCTGACTCTCCTATTTTTAAACAAGAGATATCTGATGTTGAGAGAAAAAAGGCGCACCAAAGTCTTTGCAGAGACGGCGTCGTACTTAATGGTAACGGTCTTAGCTCTTTTGATCGTGACTATGTAGATGCACCTAACTTAGAAGAAGTTGAAACAGGTGGCGGTGGATTACCTTCTACTCCTTACACACCTAACTTAACATCTCCTGGCCCCGGCAGTTTTAATGCAGCAGATCAGCCAGAGTATTCTGGTGAGATTCCTGACAAAGAGTTTAAAAACCAATGGGGTACTGGACTAGGAGGTCTCGTTTCCCCTTCTGAGACATCGCAGCGTTTATCTGAGCAAAACACTTTAAGCTCATACATATCAGGTAGATCATTTCAAGGGTCAGATGGCAAATCATAAAAAATACAGCATTCTAGAGTTTGCTGTTCCGCTAGGCAACTATGATAATAGCGGCGGGTATGGAATAACCTCCATGCCTTTTCAGGGTGAAAGATCATCTGGTTCGAAGTTTGGCATTTATGATGACCCTAAACTAGATGATGAAGAAGAAGACTCTTACGAGGAAGAAGACGGTCTTATTGACGTCTCTCCAAAAATAGACTACGGTAGATCAATGCCTAGAGTTGATATCGGCAGGTCAGACCCTAACAGCAATACACAAAGAAGCTTGTCAAGGCCTCTAGTAGAGAAAAACTTAGACCCAAGGGACGATGCAACAACACCTGTTGTAAAAGGAATGACGCCTAGGCTTACTTATTCGTCGTCTAACAACACAAAAGGTCCAGCAATGTCATCAATGGCATCAAGTCGTTATATTACTACTGCGCCTGGTAGAATTCACGGAACAGAAAAAGGCACATCTAGAGCTCCTGCTCCTCCACCTGGTGAAGGTAATTTAAATCCTATTTTTTCTTTGGCAGACATGTTAAGTAATGATGAAATTGCATTTCTGAAATTTCAAAACAACGTAAACAAAATTAAGAATATCATGGAAATTATTAATTTTTAAAAATAAAGTGATAATTACTGTTATCGCATAATAATTAAAGGTAAGTGAGGACAATAAAACATGAGCAATTTATTTGAAGAAGCAATTACTGACGCTAAAAAACTTAAAGAAGTAGCAGAAGAAAATGCAAAAAAAGCAATTCTTGAGTCAATCACGCCTCAAATTAGAGAATTTATTGAAGAATCGTTATTAGAAGAAACAGGCGATGAAGATAAAGATAGTGATAAAGAAAAAGAAGAAAAAGAAGAAAAAGATAATAGCTTAGAAGAAGAAGTTTACTTAGATGAAAGTGCTTTAGCTTCTTTGGCTGAGCTAATCGGTGAAGAAAATTTAGATTCTCTAAATGAGTCTAAGTCAAAAACGGCACTTTTTAGTGCTATAAAAGGAGCAGTTGCATCAATGGACGATGAGGATAGAGATCAACTGTTAAATTTATCGCACAGGCTTAGTGAAAGTGCAAATAATTTATCTAGTAAAAAGGGAGAAGCAATGTCTAGAAAATATTATGAAGTTGACCTTAGAACTTTAAGGGAAGCTGTTGATGAAATGGATGATCATATGGAAGAAGCTTCATATGATGAAATGGATTATAGTGAAGGTGAAGATGATGAAGCAGCGCTTATGAAAGAATTAGCTGCTCTCTTTGAGCAAGAAGAAGAAGCAGAAATGCCTGATCTTGAAGCAGAACCTATGGAAGATTTAGGGGCACCTGGTGAAGAAGACGAAAATATCGACAGAGGCGCAATTGAAGCAGCTGTTGAAGAATTTCTAGCTGACTTAATGGGGCTAGGATTAGACGTTGGTGGCAGTGAAGGCGGTGAAGAATTAGCTGCTGGTGGCGAAGAAGAATTTGAATTACCAGATGCAGCACCTGAAGCTCCTGAAGAGGCTGAAGAAATTGAGGCATTAGCAGAAGCTTATAATGTTAATCCAAGAATTTTAAGACAAGAAATTAATAGAGCTAAAAGGCTCATGCGTGAAGGCAAAGTTGATCACCACTTCGGTGGTAAAGGCGGCGGAAAAGCTGGTGTCGACGGTGCTTACGGTGGTAAAGGAAAACAAAACGCTGGCGTTAGCGGCGCATTTGGTGGTGGTAAAGAAGGGCAAGATGCATTTGTTAACCCGCCTCAAATAAACAAACTTAACGAGGCTATTCGCCAACTGAGACGCATGAATCGATCTCAGTCAGAGAAACTGAACAAATACAGAGGAGCTGTTAATTCTCTTCGTGAACAGTTGGAAGATCTCAATTTATTTAATGCAAAGCTTTTGTATGTAAACAAATTACTTCAAAATAAAGCTTTGTCTGAGTCGCAAAAGAAATCAGTTATTAAAGCATTAGATGAGGCAGCTACTTTAACAGAAGCAAAATCATTATATACTTCGTTGACTGAGACTTTAAGTCGTGGTTCTAGCAAAGGAACGCTTTCTGAGTCACGTATCTTAGGGAGCTCTTCTAGGGCAACAACTTCATCCCAATCAACAGCAACATCAGTTAACAATGAGTTAAGCAGATGGCAAAAGTTGGCGGGTATCTAAATAAATAGAAACTACTTTCAAAAGGAGAATTAACATGAGTAGATCATTTACATTAAATCAATTAACTGAAGGCATTCGCGATCGTCACGTCGGTCAAGAAGCTAACAGAATTCAAGAAAAGTGGGCTCGTACAGGTTTGTTACGAGGTCTCCACGATCATAATCGCGAGTCTATGTCTCGTCTTTTAGAAAACCAAGCAGCACAAGTTCTTCGTGAAGCTAATACCTTAGGTAACGGCTCAGGTGGCGCAGGTAACATCGATGGTTTTACTAATATCGCTTTCCCAATTGTACGTCGTGTATTTGGTGGTTTGGTTGCTAACGAATTGGTATCAATTCAACCTATGTCACTTCCATCTGGTCTTTTGTTTTACTTAGACTACACTTATGGATCTGACGTTGGTGGTGATGCAACACAAACTAACGGTAACTTAACTGCTACTGCCGGATCAACTTACAATGAAGGTGATTCTTTGTACGGTAACCCAGGTGGTTCTAGTATTCGTACTGGTGCTAATGCAGTTGGTGGTCAATATGACCTTGCTGGAACTTCTTATTCAAAAGTTCATTCAAAGCAACTTGTCAACCCAGCAGATGCTAGAGGTGGTGAGGTAATTAATGGTGCATTTGGTGGCGCCGCTGCTGCTTCATTTACTGCTGCAGCTGCAATAACTACATCTGGTTCTGATGGAAAATTGTTACAATTTGATCCGCAAATTAGTGATCTTATTGATAATCAAGGAAAATCATACCAGTTCCTTTTAGTTTCAGCTAGTCACTTAATCGATGACAATTCTAGAAGACTTGATCCGACTCAAGTCAAAGAAGTTTCACTTATTTCGTCAACTCCAACTGCCATTAACGTCAATCAAACTGCGACAGCTCAAGGTGCCACAGTTCAAGGTGGTGTTAATGTTCTTAATGTTAGACGTCTTAACCAGTTAGGTACAATGGCTGGCGCCTTAAGTTCTGTTTCATTTACTCCTGATCCTTTTGCAACAATTTCAGCTGACAACGCTGCTGTCTTGTTTGTGATCGAATCAGCAGCAACAACTCTTGCTGGAACGACTACAGACGCCTTGGCCTTGACTGCTTCTTTCCCAATTAGCGATTCAGTTACTGAAGAAGCTGGTGGAGCTGGTGGTGTTTTAACGATTCCTTCATTCGAATCAAACTTTGCTAGTACACCAACTCCAGTAATTCCTGAGATCGACATTAAGATCGAGAGTATCGCTGTTACAGCAACAACTCGTAAGTTGAGAGCTCGCTGGTCTCCAGAACTTGCTCAAGACCTTAATGCTTACCACTCGATGGACGCTGAGGTTGAATTGACTCAAATCCTTTCTGAGCAAATTGCTTTGGAAATCGATCGTGAGATTCTTAACGATCTTCTTGTTGAAGCAAAAGGTGCTAACTTCTTCTGGTCACGTGCTCCTGGTAAGTTCTTGAACAAGAGAAATGGTGTCGAACAATCACTGGCTAGTTCACTCTCAACTGGACCTCAATTTACTGGAACAGTTCGTGAATGGTATGAAACTTTGGTTGAAACTATCATTGACGTTGCTAATGAAATTCACAGAAAAACACTTCGTGGTTCAGCGAACTTCTTAGTTGTTTCTCCTGAGGTTGCAACAATCTTTGAAGCTTCTGTTCTTTACAAGCCATCTATTAAGTTGGACGGTCAAGGTCAAGCAGGAACTCCATTCTCGATTGGTGCTGAGGCTATCGGATCTCTTTCTAACAGATTTACTGTTTACAAAGATCCTTACTTCCCACGCAACAAGATCCTTGTAGGATACAAAGGTGGTTCATACCTTGAGTCTGGATACGTCTACGCTCCATATGTACCATTAATTGTTACTCCAACAATCTTCGCACCAGAAGACTTTACACCAAGAAAAGGTGTAATGACTCGTTACGGAAAGAAAATGGTTCGCGCCGACTTCTACGGAACAGTTACTTGCTTGGATATGGATGTAATCTAATCTTT